GCTGGTGGTGTCGAGGTTGCTGGACAGAATGAGGATGGTGAGGATGTCTGGGAAAACGCGGGACAGCCTTTGAGTCCGAAGAGGTATGTATCGAGTATGGGTCAGTTTATGAGGTGGTTGGCTGACCATGAAGAGTTGGATGACCGGATAATGGTTGTAGAGTATGCTGATATGCACTCAGAACGGCCCATAAAGGCTATTGTGGAGCATTTGGGCATAGATGTTGGTCCTGAGCAGGTTAAGGCCGCAGAGGACAATATAGACCCGTTATTGAGGCGCTCAGTGGACTTCAAGGGTTGGGGCAAGGATGATATTGAAGGAGAGCTTGCTGAGGCTATTCATAAGGCTTTGAAGGAGTGGGATAGGAGTAAGTTCAAGGACTTGGCTGTGAAGGCTGAGGAGATGATGCATAACTGGGCTCTTGAGGGAGTCAGGTGGGTGGATACTGAGAATGGCACCTGGGTGACGGTTTATCCTGAGGTATTCAGGCAGGGTGGTATTGACCCGATTCATCCGGTGCTGATACCGATGAGTGAGCAGGGATGCAAGTATTTTGAGCCTGGCAAGGATGAGTATACGATTGAGCGTCCTTTGGATTTGGGTGATTTGACGAGGCATATGGTTCAGTGTAACCGGGACGATAATCAGGTTACGGTTGAGCAGTGTAAGTTTTGCTGGCAGCGTGGCAGTTTTAGGGATGGTGAGGTCATTGAGGGTCAGCGTCACAGAGATGGAGCTGGATGAGGAGACGTTATGAGGAAGTATATTTTAATTATATTCTTGGTTGTTTGCTCTTTATCGGTACAGGCTCTTGGTGAACCTGTTAGTGTTAAGGCTAAGCCTACAAAAGAGCAGTGGCAGGCTAAGAAGAAGGCGAAGAATAAGGATAAGGATGACTACCTGAAGAAGAAGCAGGCTTATCTGGATAATCCTACTCCTGGGAAATTGAATGCTATGAATGTGGCAAGAGCAAAGTTTCAGGCGGCGGCGAAGGATTGTAGGAAAGACCGTGAGTCAATGAAGAGAGATTAGGAGGAATGTTATGAAGAGGATAATGGTTACTTTGGGAGTAATGCTTGTGACGGCATCGGCTCTTTTTGGTCAGTTGGCAGATGGAGCCAAGACAGAGACTGGTGGTGTATTGCCTACATTGAGTGGAGCCAATGATTGGACAGGAGATAATAACTTTACCAATCCGCCGACTGTGGAAGGTGAACCTGTTGTGGTCTGTCTATGTAAATACTGGAGGAGATGATGGTACTGGTGATGGCTCTTTTGGAAATCCATATAAGACTGTAAAATATGCCTTGAGTACTATTAGTGGCTCGAATATTACAAATAAGTATGGACTCTTTATTGCTCCTGGTGTGTATGTGGAGGATAATCCGATAGCGGGTAAGCCTTATGTGAATATTGTGGCTGTTGGGGATACAAGTTCTTGTAGGATTCAGGCACAGGATGGTAATGAGCCGATATTTGAGGCTGTTGAGGATACGTTCTTTTATGGAATATCTTTCTGGGGTGCTACTAATTCGTCTGCCATAAGCATGACTAATTCGGGAATCTCTGTTGCCAGGCATTGTAGTTTTGTGGATTGCAAATATGGATTTACGATGGACAATGCTGGTGCGATAGCTGACTTGGATAACCTTTCTGGATTTGGTCTGACTATACCGGTTGATAGGGTTATTAATATCTCGGCTGGTAAGGCGACGATTAAAGACCCTGTGGTGGTGGCTGAGTCTGATGTAAATTATCTTGTGTATATTACAGGTTCGAATTCTGTGGTTGATGTTAATAATCCAGTTTCGGCAAGTCCCTTACTTGGTTATGGAGTATGGGCTTCCAGTAATGCTGCTGTGACGGTATCGGCTGGAAGAATTGATGGTGGTGTGGCTGGTACAATCTCTGGAGGCATTATGTGTGATGGCGCTCACATGGATGTGTCTGCTCTTGCGATAAAGGGTGCAGTGGTAGGTGTGGAAACAAGAGGTGCCGATGAGATGCATCTTCAGGCGGTTACGATTGAGAACTGTACGACTGGTCTTTTGTTTACAGGAACAACTGATGCTATATTGGTTGCGGTGTCTGTTCAGGATTGTACGAAGGATATAGTAACTGTGGGTAGTGGCGTATCAGTAACTGGTTCAGGTCTTTTGCTGGATGAGAGCAAAATGGAGTTAGATACTGATTCTACTATTAACATAGCCCATATGAGCAATCAGGCTGGTGATGAGGGGTTGTTGGTAAAGGGTGAGCTGCATGTAGGAAGTCCTGAGTCTCCGAAAGAGACTGTGATGGGTGGTGGTGATTCATATACTCGTGATATGCTGGTATATTCATATAATGGTTCGACATATTCCAATATCTCTGATGTTGCTGCATCATCTTCTGGTTCTACTTTCGGTTTTGCCAATACCAATGCGAATACGGCGTTGTATATCTCTACCGATGCTGAGAAGGACGGGGATAAGATGACGTATGTGGGGCTTAAGATATTAGTGGATTCAGCTATTGATATGGGTACAGGGTCGGTGATTTATGAATACTGGAACGGAGCATGGTCTCCATTCAGGTATATGAGTTCCGATGCCAATGCTCCATATGAGTCTCATGGAAATGCGATAATGAATACCAACGGCTCATTCCAGATGAGGTATGACAATGCCATGCTGGATGACTGGGCGAAGAACGACCCCGCTGGACTGGGACGCTCGAATTATTGGACTCGTGCGAGGATTGTGACTCCGATTACTACCTCTATGCAGATAGAGCAGTTGAAGATTTCTGTGGATAGAACAGAGGTCAATGCTGATGGTTTTGTGGAGTACTTCGGTGCTGCTGAGCCGATAGAGGATTTGTTTGGAGCATCGTTCGTGGATACGAAGCCACTTCAGGGACTCACTCCTTCTTCAGAGAATGTTGATTATGGTACGGTATTGGATTATGTATTCGTGAATAATGAGTTTGTAAATACAGCGACTGATGGTCGAGGTTCTATAGTTACTATTCCTGATGGTCTGGATACATCCCGTGAGCTTAGTTTTGAAATAACATTTGCACCCGTATCTTCAACTACAACTGGTGATGTAGGGATTGTTTTTTACTATGGTAAGATAGATTCATCAACGGTTTTAGATGGGGCAAACGTCGAGGTTGCCATGACGAATAATGTGACTGTGGGTGCTACTGCGGATGTTCAGTATAAGACAACTTTTACATTTCCTGCTGATGGTTTGCTTACAGGTGATAGGATTCCGTTTGGATATACGAGACCGTCAGGAGACCCGTATGGCGGTAATATTTACATAATTGATACCAGAATGTATGGAACTTTCTGGAGATAATGATATTATTTTTTAATAAAGTCTTCTTAAGTGAGAGGGTAGTTGAGGGCTTATTTAGGAGATTTTGATGAATTATGTCGAAGCGAGAGTGGCCGAGATGGCGGCCCATGAATTAATATTACTAGGTGCTGTGTTTGCTATTGTTGCAATGGTGGTAGCTGTGGTACTTGTAATAGGGCTGAGAAAGTTGCTTAGAAAAGTGGGTGTGGTTCATTATCCACAGAAGAGTGATGCGCAAAATAGTCAGCAAATTTATAACGAACTTGTTGAGATAAGAGCTCTTACTTCGGCTGATAGGTCTTTTGTGCTTAGATTTCATAATGGAATAGAATTCCTTCCAAGTAATCCTGTATGGAAATTAACGTGTACCCATGAGTTTGCCAAGCAGGGAGTAGAGTATTGTGCGGGTGATTACCAGGCCGTATTGGCTTCCAGGATGATAAAGATAGTTGGCACTCTTCTTACTGGTGAGTCTGATGATGATGGTGTCAGAATATCGAGAGAGTGCACAACATGCCCTGATGCTAATGCTTGTGATGGTGGTAATCGTAGGCTTATAGTGGTTCAGGTTGATGAGATGAGTAATGGTTTTGAGAGGTTTACGCTACATGAGCAGAATGTTAAGACGGCTTTGGTATGTGGTGTTACGTTTGAGGGCCAGGTTATGGGTATCGTAGGCCTGCATTTCTGTGGAGAAAAGCTGGATGATGAGGAAGGACTTGCCACTGCTATAAAGACGCTTTGTGAGTCATCTCAGAGGATTCAGTACCTTTTAGGGAGCAATTCCCTGTAATTTCTTAATTTTTTTGTTCAAATTTTCTGTGACCCCGCGTAGTATAGGACATGGCAGCTATACAGTGGACAAATGTAAGGGGACAGGAATTTACGGGAGAAGAGGCTCGAGCGGCTTCTGATTTTGAGGAGATAGTGGGCATACATGCTTTATCTCCGGAGCAAGCATACCATATGTTCAAAGAAGATATCCTGGATGTAGGCAAGAGACTTTTCTTTGCTGAGAAGATTCCTATTGACGATGCGACCCTTATGCTTTTCCTTGATGGTGATGATAGAGTAAGGAAGGTTGTGGAGGCTCGTTTGGAGGAGCACAGAATGGAGGAGACGGGTGGAATTCTCATTGCGTAATGAGTTGATGAAGGGCATGGTTCATCTTTCCAGAAGGAAAGAGTTCTATGGTCATATTGTGCAGCAGTTTGAAAAGGTGTATGTGGGCAAGGGTCATCCTGTAGACACGGCTGCTGTTGGCAGGATTCCTGGCGAAAGATTTATTAAGCTGTACTTCAATGAGAAGTTTTTCGGGGACATCTTTGAAGAGCATGGTGTAGATGATGGCAGGAAGTATGTAATGGGTGTGCAGGAGCATGAGATTATTCATGTGGTCTGTGGACATCTGTTCCTTGATTTCCAGGATAAGCTGAGGGGGAATGTTGCCAAGGACTGTGTTGTCAACAGTATGTTGGATAAGGATATTCTGCCGGGCAAGTTTGTTCATCCGGATAATTACGGATTCGATGAGAACAAGTCAGCAATGTGGTATTATACTCATCTTAGGGATAACCCGGAGTTTAAGCGCCAGTGTGCTGAAGGTGAATTTGGTGAGGGAGGCGTGTTGTCTCATGTGATGTCGAGTCATGGTATGTGGGAGGATGTAAAGGATGATACCGTGGCCAAGGAATTCGCGAAGGATATTGTGAGGAAAGCGAAAGACTTGTGTAATAGACAGTATGGTGATATACCTGGTGCTTTGAAGGATATGATAGAAGACCTCTTGGCGACTAAGAAGCCGATAGTGCCGTGGGGTAAGGTGTTGAGGATGTTCTGTGCTTCAGCCTCAGAGAGTGTGCTGGATTATACTGTTAAGAGGGTGAGCAGGAGATTTGGTACCAGGCCGGGAACCAGGAAGGGTGATGTGTTGAAACTGGCTGTGGCTGTAGATACTTCTGGGTCAATCAGTGATGAGGAGTTGGCGCTTTTCTGGAATGAGATTAGGTGGGTCTGGCGTAATGGTGCTATAGTTGAGGTGTTCGAATGTGACACCAAGGTATCTGAGAGGTCTCCGATAAAGTTTAAGGGTAAGTGGGATGGAGTAGTTCATGGAAGAGGTGGTACAGATTTGGAGCCTGTTCTTAAAGAGGTGGAAAAGAAGTATGATGCTTTGATATATTTCACTGATTTTGAAGCTCCGAATATCACTACCAGGTATAGGATTCCGTCTTTGTGGGTATTGGTAAATGATATGGACAAGGATGATTACCCGTATAAATGGGGCAGGGTAATAAAAATTGATAACCAGAAAGCGGTTGCTGGATGAGTATAATAGGTGACGTTAATTTTTATAAAAAAGGGGAATAATATGAAAACAATGTTTATTTGTGTGGAAAGTAAGGTAAATGACCATGTTGGTGAGGAATATGATTACATCCTGGAGGTGGAGGATGTTCCTACAACTGAGAATATCCAGGAGTTGGGTAACAGGATACGTGGCAGAATACGTGCTTTATGGGAAGAGCAGAAGGATGCTGAAGAGAGGCTTGTGACAGTGAACCTGCATGGTCCGAGTCCTTATAATGCCATGCTTATCAATCTCAAGATTATCATGAAGGAAGAAGAGGGGATAGAGTTGAAACTCGATTATCCTCATGAGGAAGTAAGGACTAGCAGCGACCCTGAGACTGTGGAGGTTATGGGCAAGTTGGAGCAGCGATAAGCTGTTGTGTGAGAATCGGTAGGTAAAAAGAGGAGGAGAGGTAATGGCTAAGTTTGTTGATTATGCGTCGGGACGTGAGATTCAGGACATTATGGAGAAGTTCCTGGAAAAGTTCCCTCAGATATTTGAGGGTTTTGATACTGCTAAAATGGGTTTCGTTATGACTAAAAAGAAGAAGTCAAAGGTGCCTGTTAAGTTGGTTCGGGTTGGATATCCGGTGGATGTCTTTCTTGATAAGGCCTATATAGTGGAGGTGTTCGAGAAGATGTGGAAGACGCTGGATGAGAAGAAGAGAAATCTTGCAGTGTTTCATATCATGTGTGCGGTACCTGATGGTGCTTTCGATGAACAGTCTAACAACTACGGCAAGAAGTTGCAGCCGGAGATAAAGATGTACATGAGAGAGTATGCTGCGTGTGGTGGAGTTCCTAACTGGATGGAGAATCCTGCTGCTGCTGACCCTCTTGAGAGGTCAATGGAAGATATAAAGGCAGATGTTCCTGGTGTTGAAGCGATACCTGATGAAGAGGATGATGGTGTCGAGAGGAATCCCGTGACTAAAGAGGCCGTGGAGGCAGCGTAATATTGTATGTGGAAAGTAGACGACATATATAATATGCCGGCTCAGAAGCGTAAGAGGCTGCGGCTCGGAAAGAGTCGTGGCCGTTATGCGGTCGAAGGCAAGAGGAGCTTCTCAAGGGAGAGGCTCTTGGAGTTTTTGAAAGAGAAAGGCTATAAGACCAGGGATGCTTTAAGGGCTGGCCGTGTTAAGGGTGAACCAAATTCTTTTGATTATGAAAAGGAGTTTGGGAGTTGGCAGGTTGCGGTGAATGAGGCTTTTGGAGTCAGGAATGAGACTGAGGAAAAGAGACTCAGGTACATGGTCAAGTGTGTTATAAAGTTTGATTTGTGGACATGGAGAAGCTATCAGGAAGCGCGTGTGGAGGCGCCAACAGTAATACCATCAATGCATGAGGTAAAGAAGTTGTGGGGCTCTTATGCCAATATGAGATGGACTGCCAGGATGTCATCATTTAAGAAGTCGCTTGAGGATTATCTGAAGTTATGGAGAAGGCTTGGCAGGAAGCCGGATATGGCGGATTGTGAAAAGCATGGTTTGAATATGGATAGGCCAATCAATCATTTCGGGTCCAAGAGTGAGATGGATAGCTTTTTGGAGGGCAAAAAATGAGGAAAGAGAAGGAAGTCCGGGAAAGATTAGATGCTTTGTGTGTGGATAGGCTGAAGAAGAGAAAAAAAGAATTCTTGTCAGTGAGCTCTCGAAATTGTATGTTTAATACCAGGATGAGGGTCCCGGATAAGGGAATGGTCGGTTTATGTAAGAACTCGGAAATATGCAAGAAGACTAAGAATGGTGTCTTGGTTTGTGATGGTGAGGAGAGAGCAAAGAAGTGTAATAAGTTCAAATGCAGGAATACTCATAATTCTGTAGAGCGTGATTTCCATGATATTTTAAAGTCTCCTGCAAGGTGTGGGAATGAGTATCCGAAGGTTGCTATTTTGATATGGTTCTTACAGGGTTTCCCGCGTCAATCGAGGTTGTGGAGGTTTAGGGAGTCAGTGAAGGAACTTTTTAGTTCTTTTGGCAGAGTCCTTTTAATGAGGTGGTGGTGAGTGAAATGGATAGCGCTCATGGTAAGTTCCTCATTCAGACATGGGGACAGAGATGTGATGGTCGGGGAACTGAGGAGTATCTTCGGTAATGACCTGGCGGAGATAAAGTTCGTCGATGACGAGGCCATGATAAGTTCGGGTGAGTATTACTGCTTTGTAAGGATTAGTGAATACAACACTCATATGGATAGTCTGATAGGGAGTGCGGCGGTATGCAGAGTGGTGCCGGCTTATGATTGTCCCCATGAATTTACAGAAGATGAAATAGAGGCTTTTGGCAGTTCTGCTAAGAAGTCTGAGATTAGAGGAGAATTTGAAACGGGTGATATGGTTAAGATTAAGGATGGAGAGTTAAAGGGCTTATATGGCATAATATTCGAGGCATTGGGCGAAGACAGATATTCTGTTGCATTCAAGATGTATACAAGAGGTTTCGAGGAAGTGGTTGAGGCGCGCTCTATGGAGTTCGTTGATAATGTTTTCAAACACTTAAAGTTCCCCGTCACTGTCGATAAGATTCGCTCGGGCGATGTCTACAGCGGAGGCGACGGAGGGATAATGGAGGCTTTGTCCAAGGTTGTCAAACGCAATAAGATACGTCGGAAAAAGGGTGGAGGCAATAAGGTGTAGGCGTCCTGAGCAGAGTACGGCTCCAAAGTTCTCAGTAGATGAGGTACGCTCATTTGGGCCGATATTTGGCTTTTTGAATGCCAAGGACCGGGATATTCTTTATCTTATATTTGTCTCATGCAAGAAGCAGAAGGACGTGCAGGCTGTGCTCCAAAGGAGTCAGCCTTCTTTGTGCTATGATATTAAGAGGATACGTAAGAGGCTGAAATTCATATTCTACCTACACTCGGTATTCGATATATTTATAAATTTTCTCAATTCTGAGACCGAAGAATTCACTGATTCAGAGCAGGATATACTGACTTTGATGTTCTATACGTCGTCTTTTACGATGACGGCCAAGGTCCTGGGGGTCTCCCAGGTGATGGTTCGATATGCTTATAACAAATGTTTGGATAAGATGGAGGAGCAGGGAATGTGGGGTGTTTATGAGATTTTTACCATGATACGTTCTAATTTGAACATAATTCGCAGGGTCTATGGCGAATTTGACAAGGGAGGTGATGAGGTAGAGCTTCCTCTGCCACTGTAGTATTATTTTTTCTTTGATATTTTTACAGATATAGGAGGATGATGATGTCTAAGAATATTTTTGACGATTTTAACTGGCACAGTTGTATCGGTATGGATTGTGTAACAGGTGGTGATAGAAGGTTTATCACTAAGCTGCCGAACACAAAGAAGGCCATGAGTATGTTTATTAAGGCCGGAGATGCTATGCTGATACATAAGACTACAAGGTGTTTGTGGTCGATATCTGAGGATAAAAAGAGTATACAACCTGTTTTTGGCAGTGATGTACTGACTGAGGATGAGGTTAGGGAAGCTATGGAGGAAGCGTAATGAACCTTGATGAAATGTTGAAGGAAGCGTCGATTGTTGACCACTCATGGTATGATGGTGATGCCGGTTTAAGTGGTGTTGAGGTAGATATTGAGGATAGGATGCATGAGCCGAATAACTCAAAACCTGAGTTGGAAGTGCAGTGGGATAATCCTGGACCTCAGATAGATATAGAGGATGAGAATGTTGTTGAGCGCAATGTTCCGGAAGAGATTCCGGGCCCGAAAGTAGTTATGTTTGCAAGGGATATGATGAACAGGGGTGTCATGGGAGAAGAGTTGGTTGCTGCTCTCAAGGAAAGATTTGATGCTCATACGATGGCTGCCGAAAAGGAAGAGCTTGCTTCTCAGTTGAAGTTGCAGGGATTTGTAGGCTGTGTGGCTATTGATGGTAGAGGTTATGGAAGTTGCAAGGAAGCCATGGAAGCTGCTCAGTATTCACCTTACAAGTCGAGTCTGAGGTTTGTGATTGGTTGTTCGTGTGGTGATGCGGTTGATATGCCTGATGCCAGGGAAGGTATGGTTCTGGCTGAGACGAGTGGTAATTCAATGGATGACTTCATGGCTTCTGATGATAAGTATGAGCCTTCTACTGTGGCTTGTTGTCGCTCTACGATGCTGCCGACTTTGGCTGCTCAGACTGATATTGATGAGTCTTATATGGCTCCTGATGTAATGGACCTGATGAATGTCACAGGATTGCCTGAGGGTGACCTGGAGAAGATTGAGTCTTCTGACAAGACTGCATCAGAGAAGGTTAAGGCTGTATTCAGGATGGCTTATAAAGCTAGAAAGGCTGAGCGTGAGGATAAGTATGCCGAGAAGGTAGATGCGTCAGAGCATAGGCTTCAGAGGGCTGATAATGAGATTCAGCTTGCTGGAGAGGCCGATGGGCAAATTGAGCTGGAAGCAGAGGTTGCGGAGATGACGGTAGAGTCTTCTGACTTTAGTAATATCGACGTGGACATGGGTATGGAGCTTGGTGGTAGCATATTCGAGGGGTCGGACGAGGTAGGATTAGATGATATAAGACAGCCAAAGGCTGATTTGGAAGTAGATATCCGTCCGGATATGACAATATGAGCAACGAAGAGACGAGTGGAGCTGAAGAGGGGATGGCTCTGACACCTCCGGACGCTATAGAAGCGGAGGTTGTTAGTGACGAGAAAGCTCTGCCTACTAAACCTGGCTCTTCTGGTGTTGTAGAATATCGCAAGAACCTTGTGGAGCAATATCATGACGGTGCTCCAACTCTTATAGATAGGCTTAAGAAGTTGGGTTCGGATAATTCTGAAGCCTTGCTGGTGGCCTTGATTGATGAGGTTATAGTTGAGACTGACCATTTATTAGGAAATGAGTTGGTAGCGACTGAGAATGGGGAGCTTCGGGATGCGTCGGTGATATCCTTCAAGAGGGCAGAGGTCTTGGAAAAGGCCATTAAGGCTGTCCAGGCTAAGAAGGAGTTTGAACGGGAGAGCGGGTTCGATATTGATTCGCCGGCCATGATGGTAATATTTAGGTTCTTTATGGCCAAGTCGAAGGATGCGCTTGATAGAATGGGAATCGAGGACGAGGCCAAGGACCTGTTCTTCCGTGTACTGGGAGAGGAAATGGACCAGTGGAAGAAGGAGTTGAGGGAGGAGTTCGAGTCTCTGAGAAAGGCAGGGTAGTATCATGGCTGATAATCTTATTGCGGAACTTGCAAAGGAGTTTATCAGTGGCAATACTGAAGAGGTTGTCGATATTATCACCTTTGTAGAAGCAGCGTGGGGCCTTAATATTAAGTTATTGCCTGGGCAGAGGTTTATACTTAAGTGCCTTTATGGAATGGAACTTGAGGATTACGAGAAGATAATCAAGGTTCCTGATATCGTCAATGAGCATATCCTTTATGAGTTTACAGAGAAGGAATTCCTTAAGTGGTTGTATGAAGAGGGACGCTGTAATGTAGATAATACTGAAGGTAAGATTTTCCAGGAGTTGGTTCTCTGTATCGGGCGTCGTGGTACGAAGTCGACGCTGTCTTCTTGTGTGTCTAATTATGAGTTATACAAGTTGGTGAAGAGGGGTGACCCGTCTAAGTTTTATAATTTCCCGCCGAATACCCAGATTTCAATATTGAATGTTGCTCCGACTGATGACCAGTCGAGTATTGTTTTTGATATGATTCAGGCAATGGCTATGCAGTGTCCGTATATGAGGGATAGGTCACTTCACCAGACGATGACTTATTTTGACCTCCAGACTGATAAGGATATGAAGACACATGGTAGGCCGAAGGCGAGTCTGCTTTCAATCGCTGGTGGTTGTTCATCTAATGCGCTTCGTGGGCGTAATGCTATTGTTGTTATTATGGATGAGATGGCTCACTTTATTGACAATAATGGAAGGTTCTCTGGTAGTGAGGTTTACAAGGCGCTGACGCCTTCTATCTCTTCATTTGGTAGGGATGGTAAGATTATCTCGATATCTTCTCCATATGCAAAGTTTGGTTCGTTTTATGATAGGTATGTGGATTCGTTTGATGAGGGTGATATAACGCTGATGTTTAAGATGTATTCAGCGATGGTGAATCCAACTATACCTACTGAGATTTTAAAGGCTGCCAGGCGTAGGGATAGAGTAGGTTTTACTTGTGAGTATGGTGGAGAATTCAGTGATTCTATTGTGGCTTGGGTTGATGATGAAGAAGAGTTTAAGAGGTGTGTTACTGATGTCAAGCCGACCGGGAGGGGCAACCGAGAGACTAATTACTTTATGGGTATTGATATAGGATTTAAGAATGATGGTAATGCGATATCAATAGTCCACAGGGATAAGAAGAGCGGGAAGATTATACTTGATTATGCTGATTGTTGGTTCTCGGGTTCATCTGATGTGTGGGAGAAGGATGACGGTATCTACAAGGACTGTACGAAGTATGCTGAGAATGAGTTGCTTAAGATGGCAGACCTGGTGAAAGATGTGCAGGAACTTCTTAGGTGGTTCCCGATAAAGGCAGGAGTATTTGACCAGAGTAATGGTTATGCATTGGCGGAACTGTTTAGGACTAAGAATATAAAGCCGATAGTGATGGAGCATTTCACTGATAAGAAGAATAGTGAGATTTATCAGTTGGCTAAGAGGCTTTATGCTGAGGGTCTGCTGGAGATTTACAACCATCCAGTGCTGGTTCCGGAAATGATATCTCTTGAGGCTGATAAGAAGCCTGGGAAGAAGATATTGGTGAGGGCGCCGAACAGGCGTGGGGCTCACGATGATATATCTGATGCTTTTGTGAGGGCGGTGTGGATGTGTTATTCGGGTCATAAAGATAGAGCGACTCATATGGCAGTTGGTGCTGGCGGGAGTATAGGTGTTACTGGAAGTGTAAGACGTGGGCCTGAGGAAGTTAAAAAGGAAACTCCGCAGTCTTATCATTTGAAGAAGATGAAGATGCATGGCGACCATCCAAGGGGAGCCTATAAAGGACTGAAGTCCAGGACGGTGGCCCAATGAGAAGAGATGAAATAGGATTGAGGGTTGCTGTTTCGGTGGTGGGAGCCAAGGGAGATTGCTATGAGGCTAATGGTAGATTCTTTATGGATGAGGCGTTGCTTGTGGGCAAGAAGAGTGGGATGAGAATTGTTCATGGAGAAGTAACTGGTCAGGGACCTTTAGATGGGGTGAGATATGGTCACTGCTGGATTGAGGATGGTGGAAGTGTTATAGATGTGTCGAATGACCGGACTATCAAAATGCCAAAGAAGGCCTATTATGCATTGGGGCAGATAGGTGATAATATCCATAAGTATTCGCCGGAGCAGTTTAAAAAGAAGATTCTTAAACATGAACACTGGGGTCCGTGGGACCTGAAAACATCTACGGGGTTATAATGAGAGATATATTTGACAAAACAGGAAAGAAAAGAAGGCGCGTGTCACCTGATGATATTGGCGCTTTGATGACGGCATCTTCTATTGTGGCCAAGCCGATGACTGATGAGGAAAAAGTCAGGCGGAAGAAAAAGACGGAGTCTGTAAGGAAACTGGCCCAGCAGATTCATAAGTTGAGAAGCAAGGTCACGAAGGATATGAAGTCTGAGAATGAGAAGACCAGGCTTACGGCTATGGTGGTGGCAATAATGGATAAGACTGCTGAGCGTGTGGGTAATGAAGGTTCTGCGAAAGATGGTCATTATGGGGTGACAGGTTTCCAGAACAGTCATGTATCGGTGAGTGGAGACAAGGTAACGCTGAAGTATGTAGGGAAGTCTGGTGTCGAGCAGGAGAAGAGTTTCACTGATAAGGGTATAGCTTCGATGCTGAAGGATTGTAAGGGTAGGTGTGATGGTAAGAATTCACCGGTGATGACTACAAGCGATGGCTTTAAAATAAAGGCTGATAGGGTGAACAGGTATTTGAAGGAGTTTGGAGTAACTGCCAAGGATATAAGGGGTTATGCTGCAAATACTCTGGTATCGCAGATGCTTAAGTCGGCCAAGACTCCTTCTGACCCGGATGAGAGGAAGAAGAAGTTCAAGGAAGTGTTGAAGTCTGTAGCAGAGAAGGTGGGACATCAGCAGGCGACATTGAAGCAACATTATCTGCTCCCGGGTGTCGAGGAGGCATATGTCAAGAGTGGAAAGGTGAAGAATTCGAAGAATGCTTCGGAGAGTATATCGTTTTCCAGGGCAAGGATGGCGGATGAGTTGGCTCTTCAGGAGGTCGCAACGAGGTTTGCGAGGGGTGTTTTGCCTATGATAGCTGAGGTTTGTGACGATAAGGGCATAGGTGTTGATATTCCGTCTGTAAGGGTAGCGGTAAATGATTGGGATATCCCGGAGGGGAAGATTGGTTCATTCAGGCACCCGAATGAGGAGTATGATTTTGGTCTTTTGACTATAAGTCCGAAGGCTTTTAATGATGAGAGGTATAAGCATGTGATAGCTCATGAGCTGATTCATGCGGTTTTAGGGCCTTTAGATGAGCCTCATGGGGAGGTTTTCCAGGCGGTGGCTGATAGGTTGGGGATGCCGAAGGAGCTTCAGGACTGAGTATTTTTTTATATTTAGTATGTAGGTAAGGAGAATTACGATGATAATGAGGATGGCGAAGGAGATTATGAAGACAGCGATAGCTGTTTATAATCCGGAGCTGAATGTCCTTATGATGAATGGTGGTGACGACGATTTATTCGCAATATTAGCGGAGAAAGTTCCGCAGAGTAGTGATGAAGAGGTGGTTTATGTCGTTGCTGCATATAGGATGAATCAGCTGAGGCCTGAGCCGGATATACTTTTTTGGGGTATTCCGACCTTGGATAGAGCAAAAGTGGTTTATGAAGAGGTGACGAGGACTTTTTAGATGGGTGATTTACATTATACACTGAAAGATGGAGAAGAAGTCCCTGTTGAGCCGGTGGGTGTACTGGCTACTGAGGGTTGGCTTCCTGGGACGTGGGTGAAGTATTCATCTACGGCTTTGAGTTTTTCCGGAGCCCTGGCGACTGTTGATAGGTCTGATGGAACGGGAATCCTGGCGGGGTTCTTGAAGACAGGACCGCAGCATACGCAGCCGGTTCAGCTTCTCAGTGATATGTGGACGACCGATACAAGACAAAGGGATGGCGGAAGCACAAAGGCTGATTGGAGTTGCTTTGATGCTTCGGCGAGATTTGAGATTGATGATAACTTGCAGTTGCAGAGGTTGGGGTCGAGAATAGCGACGATGTTTGTACCTCCGACGGGTTTTCATAAGTTTTATGTATTTGAGACGGATAATTTGGCGGAGAGGACTACGCCTGGCAGCGGGGCTGCTTTGACGTATACTCCGGGGGATAAGTTGTATGTAAGTAATAGGGGAAGGTTCACCAGTGAACAGGAATCAGGTTCGCATGTATGGACTGGTTATGTAGTGGCGAGGAGCGATAATGATGTCGAGGGTAGTTTCTTAATAGTGGTTGCTGCTGTCGGTTAATACTCCATAAGGAGGGCAATATGAGCAAGGATAAGAAGAAGGTTGATGTTAATTTACTGACTGGTATTAAAGAGGCTGAGAAGTCTTTGGCCAAGGAAGAAGTCAGGCATTTGGAAGATAGTGTGCCGGATGGTCATGTGCTCAAGGATGAACTTGAGAAACAGAAGGCGTTACTGGGTGATATTTCAGACCTGCCTCCTGGTCATCCTCTTGTGAAGATGTTGCTTGAGGCTAAGGAGAGGTATGAGACTAAGGATGAGCGCGAGGATGCGCAGTCCAAGGCTAAAGAAGTCAGGCAGGCAAAGAAGATAGATGCTGAAAAGGCCAAGAGGGAGAGGGAAGCTCAAAGGTTGGAGGCTGAAGAGAATCGTAAGAAAGCTGCTAAATCGTTGAATATGGGGATGGATTCGACATTGGGTTCGGTAAGGGAGCTTTATGAGAGAGTCGCTGAGTCAGAAAAGGTTCTCTCAGATGATGCGTACGCCAAGGCGAGAGTATTGAAGTTGAAGAGGCTTCTTTTCGCTTTAGAGCGGGGAATTTCTGAGTGTAAGATTGCGAGGGTAGGATAATGAGTGATGATGTAAAGGCTGGAATCAAAAGCCCGGGTGTCACAACTGGGAAGGCTGACCCTGCTAAGGCCAGAATAGCGAGAAAAGCTACTGGTGCAGGTGGGTTTGGTATGGGTCCGAGGTCTCGCGAAGCTGGAATGCTGCTTGATACAACTCAGCAGACAGCACCGTATACTTCCGGAACTTATATGGATACATATAGAAGTTCTTATGCTTTCGGGCTGGGAGATAGGAGTGGGACTTACGATATACCGACGTACTTTGCTCAGATGAATGAGCAGAATGGTGGATTGCTGTATTGGCCTGTTACCTTGAGGGAGAAGTATTCGTGGTATCGTTACTGGGCCAGGAGTGATGCTTATATAGGCAGGGCTTTGGAGTTGCTGTCTGACCTTCCGATGTCAAAACTGACTTTGAATATGCCGAAGATGGAAGGTAAGAAGAAGCTGAAGGATGAGATTTACCGTTTCTTTACTTACCAGGCTGAGGTCTTGAACCTGTTTGACCTGTGCCAGAGTATTCTCTGGGAGTGGAATATGATAGGGAATGTCTATGTATTCCATGAATGGGATGAAAAGAAGAAGATGTGGAGTCGTGCGGTAATGCTTCCACCGGAAGAGGTCTTCGTATTCCAGTATCCTTTTGCTGATAATTCCAGGGTGGAGTATAGGCCAGAGAGGTTGATATCGCTTATTAAGGATGGTGGTGCTGGCGGTTCTTCTAAGTTGCCTGATGGTAGTGATGGGCTTGGTGATGTAGCTGTGACTGATTCTGCTGGGGATGAGAAGTGTGATAAGAGCAATATTGAGACGAAGATTGTTGAGTATGTCCCGAAAGAGTTGAAGGAGATGGTGAAGAGTGAGGGATGTATCGTTATGGATACTGACCCGACTACTGGCTCTTTTGTGCATCATGTGGCAAGAAGGCGTAGTCCATATATGGATTTGGGTGTTTCGGTTCTTGAGAGGGTTCTTGTTCCGATGCTTCAGAAGGAGCATTTCAGGTATACACAGTTGAGCCTGGCGAGTAGGAACATGACACCGAAGAATCTTATCACGGCGCCTGGGCTTATGCCGGCAGAACTGAATGATTTGAGGACACAGGTCGACTTGAGTTATTTGGACCCTGAGTACAGTATTATAACTAACTATGAGGTGACCTGGGAACAGATAGGTGCTGATAATAGGTTACTTCAGTTGGATTCAGAGTATGAGCGTATCGAGAATCAGGTCTTTGCTGGTTTAGGAGTTACAAGAGAACTTCTGACTGGTGAAGGTACTTTCAGTGGTAATAAGATTACAGTTGAGATTTTGAACTCAATGTTCTTGTTGACCAGGGAAGTCTTGAAGAATTATATCGAGAAGCAGTTGTTTATACCTATTTGTGAAGCAAAGGGTTGGTATGATGAGGATTCTAATGGAGTCAAGGAGTATTGGTATCCGAAGATTGGCTTCAATAGGCTGACAATCCGTGACAATGCGGAAGTATTTGATAGCCTGTTCCAGTTGTATCAGAAGGGTAGTATCCCGGTTGATATCATTTATGAGCTGTTTAATCTCAATGCTGATGAGATTGATGTCAAGCTGTATGAGGACTTGTTTACTGTCAAGGATTCAAACTTCAATAGGACTATTGAGGAAATAGCCTCAGAGTCTGGTAGAAAGATTGTTGAAAACAGTAATGCAGCCGAGAAGATAGCCAAGTATCTGAAGTTGGACTATTCTGCTCCAGCAGAGGGTGAGGATGGTTTTGGCGGAGGCGGATTCGGTGATGGATTTGGAGGCGGAGGCGATGAGGGAGGCTCATCGTTTGATTTCGGAGATGGCGGAGCTGACCAGGGTGGCCAGGAAGAGCCAGAATCGGGCGAGGAGAGCCAGGAAAGTGCTCCTGAGGGTAATGATGAGGGTGGAGCGAGTTTAAGCGATTCTGATGCAGATTCTATGGCTGATAGTATAGCTGATAAGCTGCCGGATGGTTCCAGTGATGAGGAAATAGAGAAAGTGGTAGATGAGGTGTCTTCTGCCATGGATGAGGAGGAATAGAAAATGAGTTTGAATAGAATGATTGTGGCGTCTGTGGTTACACACGGAGTCTTTGAGAGGTTTGCAAAGTTGTCGGCTCAGGATAAGAAGAAAGTCGTCGAGAAGGTGAAGGATAAGGTTAAGTCCAAGAAAAATGATGATAAGAAAGACGACAAGAAGTCCAAGGGTACAAAGGATGATAAGAAGTCCAAGAAACCTGCTAAGGGTAAGGTTCCTCCTCAGTTTGAAAAGAAGGACGAGGAGAAGGACGAGGCTGTAGAAAAGGATGACAAGAAATCTAAAAAGCCTGAGAAGGGTAAGATACCTCCGCAGTTTGAGAAGAAGGATGAGGAAAAGGAAGAGGCTGTAGAGGATGGAATGTCTGATGATGAGGAAAGCAAAGGCCTTGAGGGAATTGTTGATGGCCTGGTTAAAGAGGTAGAGGTTATCAAGGGTGATGGAAAGGTTGAGGTCTCTGAGGTAATGGGATTGATTGATAAGATGATGGGAATGGTTGATACCCTGGTGAATGCTAAGCCGGCCAGACAGAAGAAGGCTTCTGAAGAGGAGATTGCTGACAGGGTGGCGCTTGATATATTGGAGGCGTAATGGATTATGAAGGTATAGTTTCGAGGGTTGCGATGACTGAGATAGTCGCCAAGAGGGGTTTACAGGTCCAGAGAAAAGATAAGGACCTTATGCAGGATACTGGTGGAACATCGAAGGGTCGTGACCGTGAGCCTCATAAGAAGCCTCCAAGGGATGACGTAAAAGAGCGTTATCGCGATAAAAGGCTCACTAAGGACCAAAAGAAGGATTCAGAGTGAGATGGATTTGGCAGTTGAGATTATCAGGGTAGCGAAGGAGCTGATTTCTTCTCCGCAGGAGAAGGAAGTTGAGAGGCTTATGAGGGCGTTCCTGAAGGGGACGCCTTTTGCTAATAAGGTTTTTGCTGCTGGGGGTTATGTCAGGGATGAGGTGTTGGGATTGCCGGCTAAGGACCTTGACATGGTGGTAGAGATGAGGGATGGGGCCCAGAAGTTGACGAAGGCTATTTATAGGGCTTTCCCGGGGCAGGTGAGTAGACCCAGGCAGATGAGGAATTATCCGATATGGGTAGTGTCTTTTAAGGAAGATATCACATATGAGGGTGAGGATTATGGGACCAGAGGAGCAGAGATAGAGGTAGCTGATACTCAGAGTGAATCTTTCCCTGATGAGGAGAGTAGGCAGAGGCTAACCGAGTATGGTGATTTGGGACAAGATGTGGAGAGAAGAGACTTCACTGTTAATATGCTGATGAAGGACCTGACGAGTGGAGAAGTAAAGGATTTAACAGGGACGAGTGTTCAGGATATTAAGAAAGGTGTTTTGAGGGGTCACCCGGGAGTTGATTTTGTCAAGATATTGAATGATGACCCTTTGAGAATGATGAGATTGGTAAGGTTTCAGGCAAAGTATGGCTGGGATGTACCGATGTCGGTTATGAAGGATGTCAGAAAGACTTCCAAAAGGATTCAGATAGTATCTGCCGAGCGTGTAAGGGATGAGTTGATTAAGATTATGAAGCTGGGGAAGTTGGGTAAGGCTGTCAGGTTTATGAAGGCTTTGGGGTTATTGAGGTATGTAATGCCTGAAATACAGGCTTTATCTGGGACACAGCAGGATAAATCGAGAGGTATTCACCAGGAGGGTGATGTATTGAGGCATACGCTTTTGGTGTTGAAGAATGCTAAGGCTGGTGTGGAGAGTCAGATGGCTGCACTTCTTCATGATGTTGGGAAGCCGGCAACGCAGAATGTTATGGGTGATTTAATAAGGTTTATAGGGCATGAGAAGGTTGGAGGCGAGATAGCAGAGGCTATCATGAGAAGGTTGAAGTTTGACCGCTCGACGGTGAAAAAAGTACGCCGAATGGTAGAAAACCATATGAGGCCTCATGACTTATCGAGGGGAGAAGTTGGGAAAAAAGCTCTGAGGAAATTTGTAAGAAATGTTGGAGAAGAGACAGTCGATGCTGTTTTGGACCTGGCTGAGGCAGATGCTTTGGGGAATTTACCTCCGGAAAATGAGATTCCGAGGTTAAGAGAGATGATTGAGGATGCCAGGAAGGTACCTATAGAGGTTAAGGCACCTCTGAATGGTAATGAAATAAAGGATATTTTGGGTATAGGGTCTGGGCCGGAGGTGGGAGAGGCAGTTCAGTTTTTGATGGATAAGATGGATGATTATGCTGCCAGGGGAGAGGTTATGTCGAAGGACGAGGCGAGAAAGTTGTTATTGGATGAGTTCGGGGGTGTTTGAGAATTTTTGAATATTTTTTTATAGATGGAGGAAGTTATGAATAGTGAGAGGATTGCAGCGATGGCTAGTAGGGTTGCGGAGACGGAAACTGAGGATACCGCTTTAGAGATGGTTGACCAAGCCATTGATACTATGATAGCGGCGGTGAAGATTATAAATGACAATCTGGATAAGATTGAGACGGACAATGTCCCGCAGAAAGCGGCAAAAGACGAAGTAAGGTCGCTTTTGGATGAGGCTGTTGCTCCGTATTTGGCCGATATAGCTAAGGCTATGGACGTTTTTGAATAGGAGGTGTGTGATGGCCGATAATGAGAGAGTTGAATATATAAGTAATGACCTTGACCCGCAGCAGCAGTCTGTGGCTCAAGCTAATCGTAGTGAGTGGTACCCGGGTAAGGCTTCTTCAAGGGAAGGTGATATGAACTGGGAGCGTGATAGTCGTATTCCTCAGGGAACACCTGCTTTTGATGGAGAAGCTGCTGGTCCGGTAGAGATGAATAGGACTAGGGTTGTTAAACTGGGTAGAAATACGGTTTCAGACCAGGTTGTCCTGGCTCCGACTGTAGAAAGTACCAGGGTTGAAGCAGTAACAGATGAGTATATATCTGGTACGCATACTGTCCAGGAGACTGAGCAGCCTGATGACTTGGCTGATAGGGAAAGACTGGCTGGAAACGATAATATCAAGGGGGCATAAATCATGCAGGTTTATACTGTAACAAGTGAGTTTGACCTGACGCCTCTCAATCAGACGCTCCAGGTTGGTGATACTCTTGGCAAGTTTGATGGACAGATTCTTACTACTGTCAATGGTAGTGAGTATGATAATAAGGCACTTTACGACTGGCTTGGTTCGGCTGATAGTCTGAACTATATGTCGTTTACAGGGACGGTGCCGGACCCATCTACGGGTAGTGGTGTGCCGGCAACTCCGGTTGCGGTGCCAAGTGGTCCTAGTGATACTGGGACGCAGGGAACTTGGGCGACGGATGGGACATATTTGTACTGGTGCGTGGCAACAGACACATGGGTTAGATGGGTGGTTGTTACCAGTTGGTAAAAGGAGGATGACGTGAAAAAGCATAAGAATACATTTTGGGTCGTCGCTTTTACGATTTTGGTGACGGCTGTTGTGACATTCGCTGGTCCGATTAAGGGCCTTGTTGATGTTGGCACCGGAGAAGAAATTGCAGATGCTGATTTGAGGTATGTGTTATTGGCAAATACTAATTCGGTTGCATGGTTTACAAATTTGTATGTCGTGACGGATGCCACGGCAGGCACAGAGGTAGTGAACTGGAATACGATGACGAATTATGTGGCTGGAATACCGACGACTCCGCCTGCAACGAACACGACCACTCTTAAGTTCACACAAGACGGCGTCCTGTTTGAGGCGATAGGAAGTGGCGATTATAGGTGGGAGTCCAAACTTGCAACGACAAATGGCACAGGCGCAGCCGGAGAGTTTATAGCGAGGCGAGCGGGTGTTGGCTGGCCTTTTGTAAATACTTATTTAGCACAGGGTAACGGGGCAACGGGGCTTTATTCAAAAGAGACTGAATCAGACAATTCAAAGGAAGTTTGGTTGGCACAGAGTACATATGGTGCAGGACGATTCCTTTATGGCGGTATCGGAACGGAAAGAGACGTCCGTCTCGGTACGGCAGATTACGCCATCAACGTTGTGACAGGTGACACGTCTCTGGCTAGGGCATTTACTTCTCATGATGCTACTAATGCTACCGAGATAGTCAACTGGCAGACGATGGTAAATTATATAGATAACTTACCGAGCACTAATATCATCAGTGTGGCTAATGTGGCTTATGATGGGAACTGGGCTCCTACGTCAAGCAATGCTTTTGATTTTGGTAGTGCTCTTAATCCGGTAAGGACGGGGTATTTCCATACCGTTAGGGTTTCTACTAATTCTCTGTTTATAGGAGATGTTGCGCTGAGCAGTGATGGTTCAGATATTCTGTGGGACGGAGAGACTATTGCTACAGAGTCTGCTTTAGATGTGATTAATACGAGTCAGGAGTCGATTGCATTTTCTGCAAGTTCGTCAGAGGACTGGGCACATACTAATCTGGCTCATGATGCCTTTGCTCTTACAAGGGGAAGGATATGGGTTTCTAATACGAATAATAATCCTTTCGATGCTACGGCTACAGTGACATGGTATGTCGAGTCTGACAGGCATGGAGAGGATGCTCTTTGGAGAGCAGATGTTAGTTTGGTACAGGTGCTTGTCAATGGTGCTGTGACTGCTCCGACAAATACTATAACTGTGGATGATGCAAGTAGTTTCTCTGCGAATGACTTGGTTGTTATTTACGATGGTGATAGTACTGAGTATGCTCGAATAGAGTCTATCAATTCTAATGATTTGACATTCGAGGATGACCTGAGTAGCAACGTGGATGATGATGCTGGTATAAGTAGGGTTGGGGAATATGGCGGATTCTCACTTCATGGTACGAATAAGACCGTGTGGGGTCGTGCCACATTTAGCTCTGGCCAGACTGTTGATTTGTCTAACTGGCTGGAGTACAAAAAGTGAAAAAGCTGATACTTACAATATGTCTATTGGTTATGGCGACCTGTGCTTTCGGGCAGGGGCGTGTTTGGCCTTCTGCCTTGGACAATACCAATGACCTGTTCGATGTGGGTGGTGGAACCCCATTCGGCAACATCGGAGGGCCTTTCCATGTCACCACTAACATGTGGGACAACAACACCAGTACAAAGGCAACATGGGGGTCTAGCAGCCCAAATGGTATAGAGGCGCTGGTCGGTCTCTATAGCATGCCGAAGCGCTATGTTCCTACTGCCTTTACTCTGACAATGCCGCAAGATGCTACCTATAGAAACTGGACGAACTTCGTGTTCGAGGGCTCGAATGACACCACCGACGGGACGAACGGGACATGGGACGCAATCCAGTCCTTTAGTACGCCTGTTTTGGTGTGGGCGGATTTCAGAATTTATCAATGGCGTTCTGATACATACAATTCCGACTTTCTTGCCACAAACGCATACAACGCTTTCCGGATGCGGGTGACAAATCCTTTGAGCAACACTACTAACTCTGGGCCTCACCTCACCGAGATTCAGATATTCGGCAATGAGGCGCAGACGGATGATATCACGTATAGGGTTGGTGTTGGAGGCAAGAGGGTCATTGTTGGAGGCAAGCAGTTGGTCAAAACTGTAACTGGGCCGGTGAATAATCTGATAGACAACAGCAACTGGTGGACTCCCGCTGAGCTGGGAACTAATCTACTGGGATGGTGGGATGCCAGTGACATCTCGACTTTGACAATAGCGGGCGATGCTGTTATCCAGATGGACGACAAGAGCGGAAACGGGTACGATGCTGTAAGCGGAATTGGAACACCGGATTTGTGGAAGCGTTCTATAAACGACCTGAACGCTTTAGAGTACACGCAGGCTTTCGGAGAGGATGACTCAATGGTGGCGACTGGGTTCTCCGTCCCTTCGAGTGGGGATATAGCAGTATTTCAGGTATGGGAGTGGGAGACAGGCGTAGACAATACAGCATCCAGTGCGTTCTCTATGAATGCCACCCCGAACTTTGATTGGCAGTTCGCAGCCAATAGCCTGTCGTATTTCCGGGGTCGCATAGTCAAGACAGGTCTTGGTGGGGCAGGAACTACTGACTTCTCCGATACTGCGAAGAATGGGCCTTCGATTTACAATCTGAACTTTGACTTTAATGGTCTTGGCGAGGCTAATGGTTATATTGATGGAACATTCCAGACGAATAATGCTTATACGGTGAAGATGGGGCTTACGCAGGATTTCCGTATCATGGGTGCGAGGTCGCAGTTCCTTACCATAGGTGGTAATACCTGTGAGACTATTATCGTTGGAATTGTGACGGAAGCAGTGAGACAGAAGATAGAGGGGTATCTGGCATGGAAATATGACTTGGTAGCTAACCTTCCGGTTAGTCATCCGTACAAAACAGAAAGGCCGTTGAAATGAAGAAATTAGTAGCAGGTATAGCGACTGCCGGTCTGATAACGGGTGCGGTGGTAGTGAATGAAGTTGTTGATAAGCCCGAAGCGTCGTCGGCTGAGGTGGTGGCTTTAGAGTCAGGTGCTCCGGCATATACGAATGGCCAGTATTACGTCTGGGAGGCGAATCAGGGAGCTACAGCGACTAACGCTTTGAATTATATCAATACTTCGGGTTTCCTTCCGATAATTGGAGAGAACGCAAAGACAGGAGAAAAGGAGCCGGACAAGCATGGGTTATCCAAGTGGAATTACCCTGTAAGACAGAGGAATGATGGAAAGTTCTGTTTTATGAGATTGGATGAGAGTTTGCTTGATTATGCTGGAGTCCCTGCTACGAACCGGGTGCAGTTCTTTACAGTGTTCGGGCCGAGCGTGGAGATGTATCAGGATGACTGGTTTAATCAGGAGGAGTAATGAAGAAACTGATTTACATAGTAGCGATGATGCTGATGGAGGCTATGCCAGTTATGGCTCAGGTGTCCGTAGACTTCGATTCGTTGACTGTTGGGACAGTAGATACGAATAACATTGTGTCTCCGACCTTGAATGAGTTGAACGCTGCTTCGTCGGTAGGAATTGCTCTTGATGAGTGTGGTAAATGGGTTACGTCGATTACGATTAATAATATTGGTGCTCCGCCTGATGGGAAGCCGGTAGAATATTATATCGAACAGCATTGAGGTTGTTATGAATGAAAGAAGTATAGTTGCGAGGCTTACAGCAAGGTTTGCTCTTGAGAATGACCTTGGTATGGACCCGATGATGAAGAGGGTCGCTGAGTATCTCAAGGATAATCATGCTCCGAGTGATGCTGACTTTCATGGCTGGGCCGAGGATGAGGGTGTAGATAAGCATGCTGCTGAGGCTGCTGCTTACAGGCTGGCTGCGCTGGCTTGTGACTTTCTGTTTCATGGCAGGGCTGATGATAAGGGTATCTCTGATGAGGATGTTGACGAGACTGAATTGGCTATGGGTGTTGAGGTGGAGATGGAACATACTTCAAATCCTGTGATGTCGAAGAGGATTGCCCTGGACCATCTGGCAGAGACAAGAGGAGCTCCTCTTCAGTATTATACAGCTTTAAAGTTAATGGAGAAGTTTATTGAATTATTAAGAGATATGGATGAGGTTGAAGCTCAAGATAGAATTAGTAAATTTATGAGTATTGTTGAGGAATAGAAATGGGTGTTGTTATAGATATTACAGGGCAAAGATTTGGTAAATTGAAGGCTATTCGTGGTATTGGGAATGGTCCTAATGGTAAGTGGGTGTTCGTCTGTGATTGTGGGACGGAGAAAGAAATTCTAAAACAAAATGTGACTCAGGGCAAGGTAAAGAGTTGTGGGTGTTTGAATAAGGAGCGTGGTAGGAAAGTAAGGCTGAATCTTATAGGGCAGAAGTTTGGTAGACTGACTGTTTCTGGAGTGGCGAAGTTTACTAATAAATCAATGTTCGATTGTTTGTGTGATTGTGGGAAATATATTGTTGTTGCTGGGAGTTATCTTTTAAGTGGGCATACAAAAAGTTGTGGATGCTTAAGGACATATAGGTTAAAAAAAGGAGAGGCAGGGTTGTCGATTCTTTATAAATTTAGATATAAAGCGAGGGCAAAGAGAAAGGGTCTGGATTTTAATATTTCATTGGATGACTTTAAAGTTATGACAAAAATGAGGTGTCACTATTGTGGAGTTGAGCCCTCTACGGTTATTAGGTCAAAGTCTGAGCATTCTGAGTATGTTTATAACGGATTAGACAGAGTCGATAGCTCTCTAGGATATACTCTTGATAATGTGGTTCCTTGTTGTGTGGCGTGTAATCGAATGAAGTTGGATTATTCTAGGGATGAATTTATGAGTCATATTCGTAATATATGTGATTATACTCGTTTGGCGAAGATGGAGGAAGATGCGGGGCTTTCGGAAGAGGAGGCGTAATGACTGAAGACTTCTCATTTCCGTATCCTGAGATGGGGTCTGTAAAGAGAGACCCGGGCCAGGGGTGCAGTTCTTGTGTCCATTCTACATATTGTATGGCTTTGTATTGGTTCAGGAGGGGTGGTGACTCGAGAGGGTTTGAAGAGCAGCCGGTAAATGATGAGAGTATGGGGAGACAGTGTAATTCATGGTCTGATGACCCGGCAGAGAAGGTTACGACTGTGAATGATAGGGATTTGGATGAGGAAGAGTATATTTATATCCAGGGTATAGGCTCTGAGGCCAACAGGAACGGTATAACTGGTGCTGTTACTGGAACTTATAGGAGACCGTAATGGGATTGTCATTTGAAGAAGCATTAAAAAAAGACCTGAAAGGACTGCGGGAGGGCTTTATAGAGCAGCAGGAGAAGAAGGCTCCGCGCAGGCGTGCTCGTAGGGTTGGAATGAAGCCTAAGTACGGGACTTTGTATGCATTGAGGAATAAGAGAGTGGCAATACGAGAGGCTGCTTTGAGGAAGGTGCAGATAGTACTGAGGTATGTCAAGGTGACTACTGGGGAGTCAAAAAGGTATATAGTGGCGCCTTATTCGTATAGATACAGGAAATTGAAGGCAGGACGTAGAAAGCTGCTTTTTGCTTATGATATGGAGTCTAGGCATATAAAGGGCTTTGTTTTGAAGAATATCAGGAAGGTGGCCATTACTGATAGGAAGTTCAGACCGAAGTGGCCGGTGGAAATAGCGATGTGGATTATCGGTTTTCTTGGATTTCTCACTTTGTAACAATTCTTTTATATTGCGTCCTCGTGTGGAGGGTGTAATGAAAAACAAAGAGTTCTTGGCGAAGTGGTATGAAGAGAAGGGGCCGAAGTGGTGTGCTGAGGTAACGGGGCTTTCTTATGAATCTGTCAAGCAATCCGCACACATGATGGGCTTGAGGTGGGACAAGGCAAAGCGTTACAGAATAGGCTCTTTTCTCAGGGATAACTTGAAGGATAAGGGATGGGCAGAGTCAGCTAGAGAGCTTGGGCTTGCCGAGGGTACTGTTCGTAGGTGGGCTAAGAAGCTAGGTATCGAAGGACTACCTGATGGCAGGGGGTCGAAGCCAAAGGTTTTGACAAAAGAACAGCAGGAGATGATACGAAGTGAGTATCCGGCTAAGAGTTGTCAGGCTGTTGCGAGTGATGTGGGTCTGAGTAGGGATGTAGTAGAGATGTTCTTGAGGGACGAGGGGCTGTATATCGGAATGGATAGGTATGCAGACTTGGCTGTTAATAAGTCATTCTTTGAGTGGAGTGAGGATTTGGCTTATGTGTTGGGGTATATGTTTGCGGATGGAAGTGTTGGTAGGTATCTGCGACATGAGCTTGGCAGGTCTGATAGGGTAGTGCCCAATTCAAGTATAACGTCAAAGGATAGACAAATACTTGATGATATAAGAGACAGGATGGGATTGAAAGCTGATGTGTGTTCTTATAAGAAGAATGGTGAAAACTATCACCACCTTACAACTTCGTGTAGATGGGTGTATAACCAATGGAGAGAATTAGGTGTTAGGCCTAGAAAGAGCTATGAAGGAATGGGAGTCCCAAATATTCCAAGTAGGCTTGTCTCTCATTTTGTAAGAGGTTTTTTTGACGGGGATGGTTCGAGGTCAGGAGATGGATACTCAATCAAGTTTGGATGTACTGATGTGAATTTCATTCTTTGGATAAGGGGTGTTCTAATGGGCGTTGTTGGAGGACGTGAGCCTGAAATTAGTGTAGTGAAAAACAAGACGATTTTTTTCTCGTTTGCTTTTTATGCCGACAGGGCACGGAAGATTTATGAGTGGATGATGCCTAGTAAGGAAGGTTTGAGGTTGAAGAGAAAGTGGATGGATATAGCATAATGTAACAATTTTTTTATATATTAACGATGGTTGGAGGGATGTTATGAGAACTAGACGAGGAAGTGATTACTGGGGCAGTGGCGACGAGGGCATGATTGCTCAGTTCGAGGCCGGCGATATAGTCAGACCTGTGGGCGTTGGTTGCTTTATAGGTGTGGTGCGTGATGTTCAGCCAAAGCTGAATAAGCTGCTTGTTGCATGGGGTGCGGGTGCTGTAACTCAGCATGACCCGGATGAGGTTCAGTTGATACCTTATGATGACGACGAGAGGACTGCTAAGAAGATGGCTTCTGATGAGGTCGTTATTAGAACCAGGCGTGGCTCCAGGATAAAAGACGATTTTTTTTTCGAAGCCGGTGATGAGGTAGTTCCGGGAGACCCGGACCAATTTGCCGGCAGTCCGAAGGTTCACGGTCTTGATAAGCCGAGAGGTGGCGGGTTTAGTATAATGCAGAACTTGCAGAAGGACCTGGCTCAGGAGGCTTTGAAGGAGTCTGAGAAGGGCCCTTTGGTATCTGATGATGAGGATTCAGGTATTGATGATGATGGTGGGGACCAGAATGCTCCTGACGGGGATATGAATAAGGCTCCGGAAGTGAAAGAAGCGGCTGATAAGGGAAAAGGTCGTTTTTATATAGAGTTCTATAAGAATGGGAAACGTAAGCGTCATTATTGGCCTACGGTTGAAGAGGCTGAGAAGGTGGCAGATAAAATTTTCAAGGAGACGGGTATTCTTGTAGGGATAGAGGAAGATAAGAAGCGTAAGGCTTCTGATGAACTTCGTAGCCGTAGGGCGATGTATTGGATGGATAAGGGTCGCACTTACCGTCTGACGAAGAGAGAACAGGGAGACGGCGGAGCTGATTGCCCGAAGTGTAAGGGTAAAATGCAGAGGTCTCCGTTTACCAGAAGCGAGAAGTTATATATGTGTGATGGTTGTGGTTTCAAGGTACCATCAAGTAAAGTCCTGACGGAGCGCAAGGTTGAAGTAGAGATTGAGCCTGATGGGACTGTTGAGGTAGAGGTGGAACCGGTTGAAAGAGAGGCTTCTTGCAGGCGTGGTAGATTGGCGGTTGAGGTGCCAGATAGACTCTCGAGTATGAAGTTGCATCAGATTGCTGGTCTTATAAGTGAGGATTGGGGCAGGAAAGTTAATTTTGCTGCAAAGCCTTATCTGGAGGCTATGTTCTCGCTGGGTGATGTAAAAGATAATTATGGCCTGGATAGCGGAAAGTCGATAGTTGCGTATTTTCTGGCTAATGCTGGCTCCTGGAGAGGAGATGTGGCAAAGGCTGTAAAGAAAGAGTTGAAGAAGAGATTAAAGTAGACGCTTGTTAGCGGTATTATGAACAGGGAATTTTAGTGAATGTCTTTAGAAAAGACCTAAGGAGGATAGGAAAATGAGTACATATAGCAAGGCATATCAGGAAGTGGTAGCTGGTCGTGTTCGTGAAGACGAGCAGATTGGTTTCTATGGCGAAAACAAAGTCGCTCTGCCGACTAGAACTACGGCTTTCACGCCGGTAGGTGCCAAGAAGCAGCCGACTCTTGAGAAGGACAACCTGAACCATCCTGGCATTGGTAAGGCTGGTACTGAGTCCGAGGAAATCGCTGCTTACAACGAGAATCCTTACAACATCTCGTAATTGACAATTTCGTTGACGGGCCGCTTCGGCGGCCTGCTTCAAAGGAGGTTGCGGTGCGTGATGAAGGGATTACTTTAGCTGGGAGACTTATCTCTCTTGCCAGGGAACTGGAGGGAGAACAAAATAGGTCTGCTAAGCATAAGCCTCGTCATTATCCTGCATTGAATGATGTAGGGCCGATGAAAACTTTGGCCAGGAAGATTGGGGCTAAGATAGACCCGACGCCTGATAATGAGGGACTTATGGATACATGGTATCTCCAGGTAGGTGATGTTCTTATTACTGTTGGGTTTGACCAGGACGGTGTTGTTGTAAGTGGTGCTTTGGAAAGTAAGCCTTATGACTTCATAGAGGTCGACCAGACTGGTACCGGTATAACATTGAGGCATTTGGAGAAGGCTATGAAGAGCGTCATTAAAAAGGTTAAAGGCAAAAGGGCTTCTGTCCGTGTTGCCTGGACCGGTTCTGGTTATAATGACATGGAGGAGGCTGATAAGCGCCTTCGTAAGTCTGCTTCTGGAATTAATGAAATTTTCGTGAAAATTATTGAGGAGTCCAAGGACCTTAGGGATGACTTGAAAATTTACGGAGATGCTGATGGCATGAGGCAGTTAAGGGCTATGGAGAAGGATGCGACTCAGAGTATGAGGGTTATTCTGAAAGAGGTGTCAAATCTCAGAAGGAATGCTCTTACTGCAAAGACAATGATAGATAGGCTTTCAGACCATATAGAGTCACAGCCGGGTATTTAGGAGATGTCATGAATAGGAAGATGATAGCAGCAGAACTTTTAAAGGTGGCGAGGGATTTGACTGCTGGTGATGAATGGGTAGATGACAATACCAAGGCTTTTGCGAAGGAAGTGGCTTCGGTTATGAAGTCAGATAGGGATATACTCGGTGTCAAGGTTTCCGGGAATAAGATTAAATTCGTGCATGTTCCTAATTTGGTAGTGGCTGTTCCGTTGGTTCTGGAATTGAAGGAGTTCGGATACGAAGAGTCTGAGAGTGTGAATGGTACTATCTTTTCTGAAAAGGTAAGTAATTTTAGGATTCCGGGCGGTTATACCAGGGATAGAAACCCGAAAGAACTGTGGAAGAAGGCTAAGGATAGTCTTGAAGATGTCATAAGGAGGACGCTATGACGGATAGAAGATGTACATCTGATTCTTGCTTGGTGAAGGCTACTAGAACTGCTACGCTGGATTTGCCTTTGGCTAATGTTCTTATAAACCCGCGTAGGGAATGGGGTGCTCTTTCGAATGGTTCTGGTAGAGTCCGTGTAGCAAGGGATTTGCAGGTTGACTGGAATGAGTATAACCAGGACAGGTATCTTTTCAGTCATTGTACTATAGTTTCTTCTGTCGCTACTGAGAAGAATGGATATCACATTGTGCCGGCATGTTCTGAGCTGGTGAATAATAATGGTAATGCCTGGACTAATGAGGTGTTGATGTCTACTTTCAGGACTTTCATGGGAGCAGAGAATTATCTGGAGCACGTACAGATACCGGAACTGTCAAAGGGGAAGATTATTGATGCTGTGTTGAGACCGGTCAGGTATAAGGATGCACAGGGCAGGGAAGCTGATGTGTATTACTGTGATATCCTGGTAGCTACCAATAAAAAGCATGATGGGCTTGTGAGGAAGATAGCGTCTGGTGAGATGGGTGCTATGTCGATGGGTTGTCTGGCCAATTATGTGACTTGTTCCAGGTGTGGCAAGGTTTTGGGTGATAATGACGATAACTGCGAGCATATTGAGAGTCAGCTTTTGCAGAGTTTTGTTGATGAGGATGGTGTTGAAAGGGTTGTGGCAGAGCTTTGTGGGCGTATGCTGGTGAATGGAGAAGCCGACCCGGAGAGTGTGAAGTTTATAGAGGCAAGTTGGGTTGATAGGCCGGCTTTCAAGGGTGCTGTACTGAATCACTTTGTGGGTGATGTACCAAAGGCAGCAAGTATTCTTCAATTCCCGACTGCTAAGCTGGCGGAGACTGTGGAAGACTTGTTCAAGATGAGGGTTGCTGATACCGCGGGAATGATAGTTCTGAGAGTAGCACAGCAGGAACTTATCAGAAGACGCCGTGAAGATATGGTTAATAGAGTGGCAACAAGTATCTTGTAAATTTTTTAGAGTTTTTAGGGCAAATAGTTAATAACGTTACAATTCTTCTTATAGGGCTTTATTTATGGCTCCGCCTGTTTATAGGCACTGGGGTTACAGTAGGGGACTAATCTGTAATTATTTTTTTATATTTTTATTTAGGGTGAGCGCAATGGTGTGTTCGCTTTCCGGAAAATGAACTTGGAGGTAACCATTATGAGTAACAAGCGTGAGAGGATTACCGCTAGGACGGCCAGTAGGTCGCTTAAGGCGGAAATAGAGGACCTCGAGAAAAGACTCGGTATGTCTTATATGGACGACGAGACTGAGGACATGGTTTATATGGACGACCTTAATGACGGAGTTAACGATATGTCTTACATGGATGAAGATGTAGTTGTTGATACTGTTGTTGAGCCGGACATCATTGACGAAGGTCTTCTTGAGGAGCAGGTTGATGGTTGTGGAATGTTTGCCAGTGAGGTAGACCCGAACGGTGTAGAGGAGCAGATTACTCAGGATTATCTGGATGCCGTAGAGGAAGTTGCACATGGTAAAGAGCTGGCTACAGCTCCGAGTATGGGCAAGGTTGCTCCTACAAGGTCCACATATGTTGCTAATCTTAAGAGAGCTTCTGCAAGGCTGGACCGTGTGGCTGGCTATCTGGAGAAGCAAGGCCGCGAAGATTTGGCGTTGCGCATCGACAAGATTGCGGACGCTGTTGACGAGCGTATTAACAGCATGAGGAGGGCATAATCATGTCGAAGAGAGTAAGACTTACTGCGCGCGATAGAAGCGCTGTTGAAGATAATACTCCTTATCCAGGTACTGTAAATCAGCCGGATAGGAAGTTCAAACGTCATGACCAGTATGACAATTACGAAGAAACAATCAACCATCCGCTTCCTGACATGCGTCATGAGTGGAAGGACAATCCTCGTGATGATATTGGTTTCGGTCTTCCTAAAGAAGGTGACCAGCCGACTGTAGCAAGCGTCAGAATTGCAGCTGGTAAAGCTGTTAAGATGGCTGTTCTGCTTCTGGGCGAAAAGGTTGCTGAGGAAGTTATCGAAGACCAGGCACGCGATTTCATGTCTATGAGCGGCGACGCGATGGACAGGACTCTTGGCCGTTTTGCAGAGAGTGAAGAACTCTACAAGGCTGAAGAAGCTGTTGAGGCTTCTGCTGACGAGTCTAAGGAAGCTGCTGAAGACGAGAAGAAGGAAGACGAGTCTAAGGAAGCTGCTGAAGAAGTCAAAGCTGAAGACGAGAAAAAGGACGAAGCCAAGGAAGAAGAATCCAAGGAAGCTGCTGAGGAAGTAAAGGCAGAAGACAAGGAAGAAGAGTCCAAGGAAGCGGCCGAAGAAGTCAAGGCTGAAGACGAGAAGAAGGAAGAAGAATCCAAGGAAGCTGCTGAAGACGAGAAGAAGGAAGAAGAGTCTAAGGAAGCTGCTGAGGAAGAGAAGAAGGAAGATGACTCCAAGGAGGCTTCTGCTGAGAAGAAGGCAGATGACGACGAGGATGACGACGAGGATGACGACGATGACAGTGACGATGACGAGGAATCCAAAGAGGCGTCTGAAGAGGTAAAGGCTGAGGACGAGGCTAAGGATGAGGAGTCAAAGGAAGCTGCTGAAGAGGTTAAGGCTGAAGAGAAGGTTAGTTCTACCGATATGGACATCGAGCTTACGAGTTCTGTGGACGAAATCGCGAGCGACCCTGAATCTGACGCTCAGCTTGCTTCGTTGTTCGAGGATGAAAGTATCCAGGCAGCGGAGAAGGAAGCTCAGGAAACTGAGGGTTCTGAAAAGGCTGGTATTAAGAAACTTGGTGGGCAGCCGAAGGTAGCGTCACAGGGCGCTGGTGTGGCTGACATCGGCTCTATCTGGGATACGGCCCCGGATGTGAGTAAAGTATTTCAATAAGCCGGAAAACATAAACTGAAGGAGGACTTAAAATGAGTCTTGCAATTCTTATTCGTGGTATGCTGAGTTCGATACCTGTTCTGTCAGATGCTTGCTACACAAAGGCAAACTATGGCGTGAACACTAACACGACTCTCAGCGTCAACACCCCGCGTGGTGTCCTTGGTGGGTCCGTTGCTGGCGTTAGCGCTGGTTTGGATTACACTGCTGTTCCTTGTACTGCTGACCTGATGCCGCTTGGTCTCTTCGTCAACGACGCTGCTGGCGCCGCTTTCGAAAACAGCCCGGCTGTTGCATCTGGTAAGGTCGCCGTCATGAAGGGCCAGGCTTCTGTCGAAGTAGATGTTTACGAAACTCGTAACGCTGCTGACAGTGCTGACCTGACCTACGCTGTCGGTGAGAAGCTGTATAGCTCGGCGCAGGGACTTCTGACCAATGAGGCGAGTTCTGAAGGTACGGTGGTTGGTATAGTTACCAAGGCACCGAGCACTTCTAGCCCGACTCTTGGCCTGGATATGCGCATTTAACTGAACTGCCCCGAACAGGGCGGCCGATAGGTCGACTGAGAAGGGCGTAACTGAATACCTGAGGAGGGTAGTAGCATGGCTGTCGACAATCAGACCAAGCAGGAAATTATCTCTCAGCACATCAGGACTGCTGCTGGAAGGCAGCGCCTGGCTGTGAGTATGATTCAACCGTTGCGCCGTAGGCGTGACTATACTTCCGTCGGACGTAAGGCGTTTTACGTCGAAGCGTTGCCTGACGGCGCACTTCCTATCTACGACAAGGACCCGAACATCACGGCCTATGTTGTTGGAGAAGAAGGCGAGAACATCGTTGCAGTAGCGAAGCCGAAGAGAGTTCTCTTCCCGCTCTTCGAGATTGCATCGAACCCGGAAATCCAGTTGACTGAAATCAAGCAGCGTCGTTTCGACCTGATTGAGCGTTCAGTAGACCTGGGTAAGTCCGAAATTCAGGCTGAGGAAGACCGCAAGGTCTTCGCCGTCATGGACGCTCTGTCCGCTGACGCGACCAACCCGAATCCGGCTATCCCGGTAACTGGTAACCTGACAGCGAACGCACTGGCTGACGCTTTCGCGAACATTGAGCGCTCTGACATTCGTGTCGGAACCGTCTTCTTGAACGCGAAGGACTACGCTGACCTGCGTAAGTGGGATAGGGACACACTGGACATCGAAACCCAGGCAGTTCTCCTGAAGACTGGTCTTATGGCTCGTCTGTGGGGTGCTAAGCTCATCGTTAGCCGTATCGTACCGGAAGGTACTGTATATTGCTGTGGTGAGGCTGAGTTCTTCGGTCGCATTCCGGTGCGTACTGAGCTCACAGTCCTGTCTGCTGACGACCCGAAGAACCGTCTTATCGGTTTCTCCATGTTCGAGCAGATTGGTATTGGCGCTTACAACCCGTTCGCGCTCCAGGTTCTGAGCATCACTCGCGTTTAATTCGCGTTTGGTGGGATAGACCACTGAAAGGCCCTTGGGGGTTAAACCCCAGGGGTCTTTTTTTATTCCCGTTTGCCTATGTTTCCCGCGATAGTGTATATAATTGTAAAATACAAAAGGGAGATGTAGATGAGAATTAGTGACGAGGTGGCAAATGTATTGGCGAATTCAAGGGTAGAGGACAATAAGTTGTATCTGCCTAATGTTCAGCTTGAAAGAAAGCTGTATATGGCTGTGAACAAGGTCCTGGAGGCTATAAAGGGCAAGTGGAATAGAGGGGCTAAGGCTCATGTGTTTGAATCTTCGCCGGCAGATATTATAGATGAGATTCTGCTTACTGGAGAGTATGTGGATGAGAAGAAGGAGTTTCAGTTCTTCGAGACACCTACGGAGTTGGCAGAGAGACTTGTTGAGTTGGCTGATATCAATGAGGGAGAGAGGGTGCTGGAGCCAAGTGCTGGTAAGGGTAGGATAGCCTCTCTGATGCCTGGATGCGACTGTGTGGAGTTGAATGAGGCTAATAAGGCCTATCTTGAGGAGAATGGGTTCAAGGTCGTTGGTGACGATTTTATGGCCTTTGAGGGGGAATATGATGTCATAGTGGCTAATCCTCCGTTTACAAGGCAGCAGGATATAGACCATGTCAATCATATGATGGATATGGCGAAACGCAGGGTTGTATCGGTTATGTCTTCTTCTGTGATGTGGCGTGATAATAAGAAGGCGGTGGAGTTCAGGGATAGAGTTAAAAGCCTGGGTGGTTATTTCGAGGACCTTCCGGAAAAGGCTTTTGCGAAGAGTGGGACCAATGTTCGGACATGTCTGGTCTGTGTGGATATGTAATAGGGAGTTTGGTGATAATGCCCGGGGTAAAACCCGGGCTTTTTTATTCCTCTTTTTGTGCATTCTCGCGATAGTAGTATGTGAAGAGAGCAAAAAGGAGGAAATGATGAAAGGTTTGAGAGTTGATATTTACAAGAGTAGTGGTGGAAATTGTTCAAATCATGGATTGAGTGAGTTCTGTGATGAGGCTATTTTGGTGGCAAGTCCTGACTTTCCGGATATTCCAGAGATTTTTGAGGATGAACCGAGGGTGCCTTGTGTGGCAATAGTGAAGCGACAGATAGGACCTGGTGAACCTTATTTAACGGCTTATCCTGTTGATTTTGATGGTAATATTATGAAGAATGGGCATATGATGGGAGGATGCTATATAAAGACTTCTGATAGCAGATTTCCTGCAAAATATCCTGTGCCTTTACATGACAGACAGGAGTGGTAGAATGAGTGATTTAAGAGTTGCAAATAATATTTTGGCTCAGTTGGGTGGAAATAGGTTTAAGACAATGACGGGGGCAAAGAACTTTGTGGGTTCTGAGGATAGTCTGTCGTTCAGATTTCCAAATAGAAAAGGACCTAATTGTTGTCGGATAAAGTTGAATTCGATGGACCTTTATGATGTGGAATTTCTGCGGATTAGGGGGTCTCAGTTGAAGAAAACTGCTGAACATAATGGTGTTTATGCTGACCAATTAGAGGGTATATTTGAGACTGAAACTGGACTTTATACCCGTCTTTAGGGGTTTTGAGTGTATAGGAGGCTTGGATTTTTCCGGGTCTCCTTTTTTTTGATATTTGAACATTAATAGAGGGGGTGAGGGATAGGAGAATGTTTTTGCTTATGTATTCAAGGAGATAATATGATTGACTTGACAAAATTAGAGGAGCTTACATCTGTTGGTGGTGTTGCTGGGGATGAGAGTCAAGCTATGGATGTCTTCCATAAATTAACTAAGTACAGTGAGAGGGTTAAGCAGTATAAAGATGGGGTAGGAAATCACTATACTGAAATTCCTGGCAGGGGGTCTGATAAAAGGATAATGTTTACGGCCCATATGGATACGATAGGTTTTATGGTTAAGTACATAGACGACCAGGGTTTTGTTTTTACGCAAGATATTACGGGATATGAAATGGCAGACCCCAGGATGTTGCCTGGGACTGATGTTGTAATTTACTCAAGGAAGTCTGGAAAGACTATCAGTGGTCAATTCATGCCTGTTATACCCTATCATTTGGTTGATGAGGGAACTGATGATGAGATACTTCAAGAGCGATATGAAATTGCTATAGACATAGGTTCAAAGGGTGAGAGTCAGACTAAAAGGGTTGTGTCTGTAGGGGATTATGTTTCTTTGAAGCATAGATTCGTCAAGCTCGGTGACAGGATATCGGCTACTCATCTTGACGATAGACTCGGAGCTTATGTCCTTTATGAGATTGGTAAATATGTTCATAGTTTGCGCAGTGGCAAAGTGCCTACAGTTATACTGGCAGCAACCGCAGGAGAAGAGGGGAGTACAGGAGCTTCCGGATTAACGGCCAAGAGTGCTCAACCAGATATTTCGATAACAATAGATGTGCTTCCAGCCACTGACACTATTGTATATGATGCTGAATATGAGGTGTATAAAAAGCATGGCAAGTGTAGACTCGATGATGGACCAGCGATAGGGCGAGGGCTTGGTATAAGTGACGATGTATTTATGGCCTTGGAGTCTGCTTGTGAAAAGAATAATATGCCATATCAGATTGAGCTTTCCAGATTTGATACTGACAATGGTTTTATAAATGCCAGGGGTATAAGAACTGGGTTGGTTCTGGTGCCGGTCAGGAATGTTCATACAGCAATAGAGACTTGTAGTCCTAAGGATATTGAGGCTACTATCAAATTGTGTAAGAAGTATACAAAGATGGCTTTGAAATAAGATTCATAATGGTGATGTGAAGGGTCTAATACCTTAACTTTTTTTGATATTTTTTACATAGGTAGTGGCAGAATTTAGGAGGATTTTGATGAGGGAATCGGAAATAGCTCATAGAGTGGCGCTTTCGCATGTTTTGGCTACAGAGATTGTGGCTGATGAGGGTGAGTATAGCGTCATTAATGATAGGAGTATCCTGAAAATTATTGCCAGGAAATATGGTTATAGATTAGACCCTATGATTATAAGGTCGACCCTGGGGGATAGCTGGACGATGGAGAGTAAGAAGGACTTCCTAGAAATCAATGTGCATTTTGATAAAAAGGGTAGGTTGTCGGTATATGCATTACCTATGGATGATTTTAGTCAAGAGGCGATAGCTGAGATTGAGGATATAAAACTTGATGGTAATGTTCCTTATGACATGAAGAAGCTGTCAGCTGCAATAAAGAAAGTCAGAGCGGAGGCTCTCAAAGGAGAGCTTGTTGAGCATTTGAGGCTCGAGTCGCAGCTCTGATGGAGGCGGTATAATGAGGATGCGTGATATGTTTGCCATGGCGAGTGTTATGGTGAGCGGTAAGCCTAGAAGAACTTACTGGGTAAAGAATGAGGATGGCACTGTCTCTATATGGGTGAGATTGAGTGCTTCTGAGAGCAGTAAGGAGAGGGTTAAGACGCTGATAGAGCAGGCCCGGAAGACTGCTTCTGAACTTGGTAAGAGAGCTGCAAATAGTTCTGGTAGGGTGATATCTTGTAATTCATTTTTAGGCTCTGATAAGGATAGGAATTTAGAAGCCGTTGCAATGGCTACTCTTGAATGTGGTGATAATGTAGAGACTGAACTCACACGTATGAATCTGATGAGAGTAAGCTAATTCATTTTTTTTCGTTTAACATTATGTCCCCGGTGTGTATAGTGTTGTGATGCTGGGAGGTTATTATGTCGAGAACGAAAGCGCAAGTTAGAAAACAACAGAAGAAGAAGGCCAGGCAGAAGGCCATAAAGAAGGCCAATAATATTGCCAAGAACTTGGGTCCTGTTAAGTGGGTGCTGGTGGTGCTGATAGATGGCAGATGGATGGAGGCCAGGACTTATAGGAAGTGGGAACAGGTTGAGAGACACAGGGAAGATACTGAGAGACGCCGGAAGGCCGGGGAGATTATAGTCCCGGGTAAGGTAGTTGATATGGCTGGTAATGAGGTTATGTCGATAGAGGGTACTGAACTGAAGGGCTCTATTAAAGACGTTTTAGAGGGGAAAGAAGAGTCGGCTGATAAGACGAAGCCGGGGTTCTTGAAGAGGGCGTTGAAAAAAGATTGATTTTTTAATTCCCTTTTACGTGAAGTTTCGCGATATTAGGGCATGTTCATTGAAAATGGAATAAGGATTTGGAGCACTGGAGATTGTGCTTGGCAGTTATCGCAGTATTTTGCGAGGCCGGGCAGAAGGTGAAAAAATACAGTCGCGTATTGTCGGGACTACCGTTCTTACAGCCTCCATTATATTTTATCCGACTGATAGTGGTTAATTTAAGTATATCGTTCATACAACCAATGGCGATTTCACTGTTGACTGTTTGAAAGCCGGGATGGCCGTTTCGGCGGCCAAAACATTTGCCTAAAGTCTTCTGTGTCCCAGGTAGTCAAGCAGAAGGAAGGTAACGGGCCAGACCTGGGTGGTGGAGTTGATGGGTGTGAGTACCGGCAAGGGAAACCATTCGTCCCCATGCTTTGAAGCCCCAACGTCGCCTGCGCGTTGGTGGTCAGGCGGACACGGCAAAGTACCGCGAGGGAAAAACCGGACCGCAAGATGTATCGTGGAGCACAAACCTCCGAAAGGGGAGAGGCAGGCCTAATTTTGGGCGTGACAAGGATTCGACTGTCGGATGCAAGTCATACGCTGCGTGTCGAGGATTCCAGTTGGCCTCGTAAATCATCTGGTACAAACTGATAAACGGCAACGTTATCAATCTTTTCGGTGCAGAGAGAGCTCCGGCTCTCGCTGCTGCGTAAGCAACCGAGCCAAAACAGGCGAGCGTGAGCAAGTAAGCCTTGAGGTCTAACAGACAGCTCTGACAATCGGGTAAGACCATTGACAGTCCGGAAAGACGGGATGGCAGTTCGGGAAGACGGACAAACAGTTTCTGATTACTGTAAATTCAGATACACACGTAGAGGCATATGGTAAGCCCGTTCAGGACGGGAGTTCAAATCTCCCCACGTCCACCAATTTTAACTCGTTGAGGTTTAAGGATGGTTGGGGCTGAAGGAGCCTGTGCACGGGTACCTTTAGTTGAGTAGGCGAGTTATCTTATCAAGGGGTGTTGACTGAGTGGAAAGATGGTATTCGGAATGAAACAATACCATTGCTCCAATAATTATCTAATATCTTTCTTAATGATGAGGAGGGTATCATGAGGAAGATGGTTAGTGTTGAGTGTTTCCAGTGTAAAAAAGAGTTCCAAAAGACTTTTTCTGAGTATAGTAGAAGCGAAAGGAAAGGCCAGCGTCACTTTTGTAGTTTATCTTGTTCTAGTAAAAGGAGGCATATAGATACACCTTCTGAGGGTTATTGGCATTTGGGTCTATGTTCTAAAAATAGGCGGGATGAGTATACACCATTCCGTTGGTTCTTGCTGAGAGCAATAGGTAGACGTGGGAATAAAGAGGTTGATTTAACTTTAGAGGATTTAAAATTTATATGGGACAAGCAAGAGGGTTTGTGTCCTTTGACTGGGTGGGAGTTGGAGTTGCCTATAAGTACGACGGGTAAGTGGCCTGAATGTGAATGGTCTCATAGGGCTAGTTTAGACCGTATAGATAGTAGTAAGGGTTATGTAAAAGGTAATGTTAGGTTCATTGCTGTTATAGCGAATTATGCAAGGAATTCTCATACTGATGGTGAACTTATTAGATTTTGTAAGGCGGTAACAAGGATGGCAGAAGGGTGATTCCCATACACTCCATCAATTCGATGACGGGGAATAATCTACTCCAAAGCGGACGCCGAACCGCGACAACGCGCCCGAAAGGGAAAGGAGCGAGGGAAACAAAGGCAAGAGGATGTAGACTCCTCCGTCGCTCCGTCATCGTATCTTTTTGCCCTGGAGGGGCTTTTACTGGAGCAGAGGTTGCGGACTGCAACTTAGTGTACCCATGTTGGGTAACTGCTCTTTCACACTAACCAGGAGGTCGTATGAGTGCGGACGAGGTATTTGGGGCGGTGAGAGATGTTATTGCTTATGTTCTGAATATGGAGCCTAAAGTAGTAGATATGGAAGCCGGACTTAATTCTCTCGGATTGGACGAGATGACTGCGGTGGAATTGGCAATGGACCTGGAAGATGATATGGGTCTGAGAATACCGGAAAGTGATATAAATAATTCACTAACTGGTAGGGGTCTTGCAGAGTACGTACATAGCAGAATAAAAAAGTGAAACTTTTTTGTTGAACTTTCCAGAGACTGCGTGTATATTATGATAGTTCTTTGAAATGGAAAAATCTTGACTCGCTTCAGTAAGGGGTTACTTCTTATACTGAAAACAGTAATAACGCATTATACAGGACCGTGAAAGCGGGCCGGTTGTGAGCGTTAATCCGTTGTGTGGAGCTCTTCGGTTAGAGTGCTGAAGCATGACAAATTGCCTTCGGGCGACCGTCTACGGGTTATGTAGATACTTCCCTGTCAGGAATGGCAAGGGCGTATGCAACCGCGTAAAGGGAGCACCTTTCAGGTAATACTGAATTGTAAAGGAGCACGCGCGGAACTAACTACTTCCGAGGCGCCTCCGGTTACCTCAAGCGACTATTGGAGTTGAAGATTTTTTATTATTATTTAGTTGGTGCTAGATGGCCACAGTCGCAGAAGCGATGGCCAGTCGGGCGTACACCTGGCAAGACTTGTTTGTACGGACAGGTTGATACTGGTACTGATGTTTTTTGGATTGATACGCTTCAGTCTAGGGATACTTCTTCATAGGAAACAAAGCCTTAGACGATTATTGGTGTCGGTTCTTTTTATGATTGCGGGATGGAGCAGCGGCAGCTCGCTAGGCTCATAACCTGGAGGTCGGCGGTTCGAATCCGTCTCCCGCTACCATGAAGGCCGAGTACCTAAGGGTATTCGGCTTTTTTATTGCCGTGACTGAGTGGAAACGGTGATTATTAATTGGTAGCTACAATGTGTGGCTACGCTTCAAATAAGGAGGTGCAGAATGGGTACGATGCAGAAGATGGCAAGGAAGAAGGCGAAGGCTAGTAGGAAGCCTAGCTCACAGCCTAATGCTACTGTGAACAGGGCAGGTGGAGTGGCTTTTGAGGTTAATGACCCGGCTCTCAAGCTGGTGACTATGACCGGAGGTTCATTTTTCGCTGAGCCTAAGTTTTACAGTGCTGATGCCTGTATACCAAGCAGGGTAGGCGGTGGAAAGTTTGGCAAACTGGTCCAGAGGATTCAGTTGGTTGATGACAAGCTGAAGGATTTTGCTTCGTGTGATGAGCTTAATGATGTGGCCAGGGAGGTCGTGGCGACGATAGTTGACGTGGCTAATTCCGGGAATCCGGAGGATGTTCTGGCTATAGCTAACTGGCTGAGGAATGAGATGAATATTCGTCTTACTCCGCAGGTCATATTGGTGATAGCATCAAAGATTGAGTCGACGAAGACGCTCGTACGTAGGTATGCACCTTGTATTATAAAGCGTCCTGATGAGGTGAAGACTGTGCTCTTGCTTCATAGGTTCTTCTTCGGGATGAAGTCGCTGTCTCATGGTCTTGATATGGGCCTGGGTGATGCGGTTTCAAGGTTCGGAGAGAGGGGTCTTATGAAGTATGAGGGAGCTGAGTTTCCTTCATGGAAGGATGTGCTTTGCTGGATTAAGCGTAAGAAGGGATGGCCTTTGGACGATGCCGTGGCGAATTATTTCATTACAGGCCACGTGGCTGACTCAGGTAAAACACCTATTATCGCTGCCAGGAAGGAGCTTTTGCAGCTTTCGAAGTTCGATGAGAAGGCGAGGAAACTCGCTAAGGATTCGATGGTGAACTGGGAGGTTTTGCTTTCTCAGTTCCCGGATGAGAAGAAGGCAGTATGGGAGTTTCTTATTGATGAGAGGCTTCTGGGCTATATGGCTATGCTGAGGAACCTGAGGAATATTCTTCAGGCGGAGGTAAGCGAGAGTCATGTAGATAAGGTGGCGGCTTTTATCTCAAATGAGAAGGTTGTAGAGAGGTCTAAGCAGCTTCCATTCAGGTTCCTGAGTGCGCTGAAGTCACTGGATATCTCTGGTGTTGATGGTGCACATAGGAATGTGTTGGCTGGTGCTGTTGAGCAGGCTGCTGATTTCGCTTGTAGGAATATTGATTTGCCTGGTGTGACTGCTGTGTTCGCAGATGCTTCGGGGTCTATGACTTCGACGATGGTGTCTGGTAAGAGCAGAGTAAGTTGTGCTGATGCAGCAAGTGTTCTGTGTGGAATAGTGGCTAAGGCTGCTGAGAAGCCGTACGTGTATGGTTTCGCTACTGATACCAAGGTTATCAATTATACTAAGAATGAGAGTGTTCTTGGTATAGCTGGAAAGATGCCTAAGAATGGTATCAATGGCCATAATACCAATGCGTGGAAGATTCCTCTCCTGTTGAAGAAGAAGGGTATCTATCCTGACAGGGTGATAATCCTGTCGGATATGCAGTGCTGGGATGACACCAGTATGGCTGGAAGTAGGGGTGGCTGGGGAAGGTCTTATGATGATGAGGTAAAGGCTGTGTGTGATACATGGTCGACTTATGTTGCCTCTTCTAAGGAGGCTAAGAAGACCTGGCTTCATTGTATTCACCTGAACGGGTCGGGTGATGCCGTTGTTGATGAGGATTCGCAGACTAACCAGCTTGCGGGATTCTCGGAGAAGGTATTCACGATGTTGGCTCGTACTGAGGGTGGTGAGGGAGACCCGCTGCCTACTGTGGACCAGATTAGAGAGGGATGGACTGTCTCGGTGTAAAAGCCGGCACGGGCCATTTTCGAGGGCTGTTGGGAGAAATCTCAACGGCCCTTTTTTTGTTTTGTGAGGATTTTTTTATATTTATACATGTATGGATAGGGAAATGGTCCGAAAAGGGCTTATTTTTTCTTTGATATTGGTAGGTAAATATAAGGGTTAATGTAAATAGGAGGTAGGAAGATGCCGACATATATACAGAATGTCACTGATAAGAACCAGGACGAGCGTGAACTGGCTGCTTTTGAAGGCGGAGCACCGGTTTTTGATGATGCCAAGACTAAGGTCGTGGCTAAGGGCGCCCAAACTGGTACCGAGAAGACCATGAACGCTGGCTCGAATATTGGTTCGAATAATGGCGTTGTGATGCCTATAGGCGACAGGCCTGGGTTGAACGTAGAGGAGCTTCAGGGAAAGGCTTAAATCATGGATAGGCGCAGGGTAGCTAAAGAGCTGCTAAAAGCGTCCCATGAGATATTGGCTCGAGATGCGGAATGGCCGGATTATGAGCTGGACGGAATATGGGACGATAAGCTGAGACTCAGGACTACACTTAGCTGGGGTGGAATGTATCTGGAAGACATGGAGAGTTTACATGATGTCAACCAGAAAGAGATGGCTAAGGTGGTAGAGGGTGAAGCTGGCAGGATAAAGGAGGATGTTATGAGAGATAGGATTGCTGAAGAACTTTTAAAGGTTGCCAAGGAGTTGGCTGCTTTTCCGAGAATAAAGTGGGAGCGTTCAAGTTTTATTCCGACCCAGGCGAGAGGTGCTGAGAGTATTGAGAAGGCGAAGTTACCGCGTGGTGTGGATATGGAGGTTTATACCTATGAGCAGGGAGGGAAACTGTATGGGGTAGCCTTCCAGGGAAAGGCTGCTAAACCTATTTGGCATTACAGGTTCAGGAATGAAAAGCAAAGGGATGAGCAGATTAAGAAGTCTGTTGAGAATAGGCAGAGGATTTTGGAAGATAAGGAGAGGCGCAAAAAGGAGCGTCAGGAGTATAGACATGGTTATGAGGTGGGAGATATTCTTTATTCTTCCTGGGGTTATGACCAGACCAATGTAGACTTTTACGAGGTCGTAGGGGCAACTGAGAAGGCAATAGCAGTAAGACCTGTTGACCAGAAGGTAGCTAGGAGTTCTGCTGGTGCTGATTATGTAGTGGCAAGACCTGGCAAGTATAGTGGGCCGAAGATGACCAAAAGGGTGAGTCCGGGAGGTAGTATCAAGATAGAGTCATATGCCAGGGCTTATCCGTGGGATGGGAAGCCAAAATATCAGACTGCTATGGGTTGGGGACATTAGTCCTTATGATTTTTTGATATTGTTTGTATATGTAGGAGGAAGTTATGAATCGCAAAATAGTGGCCAAAGAGCTTTTAAAGGTAGCAAAAGACCTTGTCGGGGGAGAAACGGACAGGGAATTATTCAAGTTGTACAATAAATACCAGAAAAAGCCGTATTTAAAGTATTCCCTTAAGACAAAGGATAGTATGGGGAATGAGAGGCAGATTTGGGCCAGGATTTATATTAAGGACGGTGAAAAGCTCATAGTATCTTATCAGGGAGTAGGAGGCTGGGGTAAGAGTGGAATGCCGATGTCTCTTAGTTACTGGGGTCTCTCCAATAGTGACCTTCCAAAAGTGAGGGTTATGATTGATGATAATTTGGAGAAGGAACTTTTGGAAGCAAAATCGACTGCTCAGCGTAGTAAGTTGGTGAACAGTGTGACTGGTGGATTTCAGAATAAAGCCATGAGGGCGGTCAGAAAAGGTTATGATGACTTGGTGGATGTGGAGTTAAAGGCGTTTTAGGAGGACTGTCATGGACAGGGAGATGGTAGCAAGAGAGATGATATTGGCAGCTAAGGAGTTGACTTCCGCTGATAGGCAGATTGGATTTAATCATAGTGTGTGGGGCCCTGATGGTTCGGATGGTTTTACTAATATGTCACAGGCTTGGTTGATGCTGAGTCCTCAGACCTGGTCATTGACGATGCTTGTTCAGGATAGTGAGAAAGAGGCTTCTGAGCAAAAGTGGAATAAGGGCAGTGTATCTCAGTATTCTGTAGGGGCTTTGAATAGTCCTGACCTGGGAAAGATTAAGTCCATTTTGAAGAAGCATCAGCCGACTGACAGGAAGTCAAAGGATGGTTTCCCGTTTGAGAGCAAGTGGACTAATGCCAAGGGCGGAGGTAATACCGTCAATGAGCTTATCAGTGACCAGTTGAAGAAGGCCCAGGCTCCGTTGGATAAGATTCGCAAGATGATTGTGAAGAAGCTGGATGGTATGGGACCGATTGAGCTGAACAATGTAGCTAAGGCTATTCTGTAGGAGAATTGAAATGAATAACAAGATGGTAGCAAAAGAGTTGGTAGCTGTGGCTAGAGATTTAGCTGCTGCTGATACATTTAAGTGTCCTGATTGCGGTTCTAAGGTACTTGACCAGACTAAGTATTGCGTGAAGTGTAAGAAGAAGGTTAAGAAGGCTGCTAATCTGATTGACGAACAAGGGGTAGACGAACGATTGTCGGAAATATCCAAAAAGATGCATGTTTTAACGAGGGCGGTTCAGAACGCTGTTGGGAAAAAAAGTTTAACTCGCCAATCCGACGGTGTTATGGGTGAGGTTTATGGACTGGCTAAGGAAATCAAAGAGGCTTACAGCGGAAGCAATCAGTATCGCGGAATGGGAGAACCCAATGGGGCACTGATGCTGAGTATAGGCAAAGATTTATTTTTAATAGCCAATTTGCTGGAGAAGATGTTCAAGGCACAGGCAGTGTACGACAAGGAAGTCGCGACTTTGATGAATAGAATTAACAGCAAAATGGTTGGCATTGTTTAGGAGAGCATTATGGATAAACAGAAAATAGCTAAAGAGTTGGTTTTAGCGGCTAAGGAGATATCGGCCAAGGGTAAAGTTCCACCGGAGTTCAAGGAGCAGTGGAAGAATAAGGATAAGGACAACGACGGTAAGACCAATGAGCCGAAGCCGGACTTTCTGAAGAAGAAGGATAAGAAAGCCGGGGAGAAACTTTGGGAAAAAGTGGTGGAGCAATATGCTGAAAAACGGGCTAATTTGATGGTATCTGATTTGTTAAAACAAGCAGGTAAATATTCAGATGATGACCGGCTCAATCCGACTGGAGAATTATGGGTAAATGAGTTTATGCCAAAAATGTTGGATGTTGCTATGTCAGCTCTTAAAAGTGCGAGGAAAAGATATTGAGGTTGATGGAGGCTTGTAATGGATAATAAGAAAATAGCAAAAGAGCTGGTAGAGATAGCTAAATTATTGGCTGCTGGGTCGGGGTCGGGGCTTCTGCGGAGTTTTGATAGAATAGATGTGAGGACGAATGCCGAGCAGGTGGGGAGATTGTTAAAGTCGGTAAAGAAAAAGGTAGAGTCGATTACGGATGAGAGGGGAATAACTGCGAGGCTGGATGAGGCAATACAGAGGTCTGAAAACACTGTCGCAGAAATGAAAGTGATGCAGGATTTATTTCACAAGTTGTATAAGATGCTTAAGTAGGTTTTGACCCTATGCCCAAATGGGTCGGCACGGAGCAATGACGCGACTGTGTTGAGGTTATCGTTTGTATGACCTCTAAGGGCGGAAAAACGAAAGGAGGCCCATCATGGCCGGAACAAGTAGTGCAAGTTGGTGGCAGTATGCACGTTGGGTGTGGAATATTGCCAGGAATGCAAGGATAACTGAGCCGACAGGTTCTGAACTCGCAGCTATCAAGACTTTCTTGAAGCTGATTTGGAATCCGCAGACACAGACCGGTACAAGGTCGTGGCTTGCTACAACTTTCAATAAGCGTTCAGTGACTGCTTCTGCGTCAAATTACCTTGGTGATATTGATGCTGAGCCGACACATGTTCTTATTGAGATGTTGGGTGCTGTCGGGCGTGACCTGGATAAAACTCCTCTGACTGACGCAGAGAAGGGTTATGTTGATACGCTTATCGCTGCTACAGGCGAGAGGCGTTATGGAACAGGCCCGCTGTTTGGTGGAGTCAGTGGTTCTACTGTTTCCATTCCGTAAGGATGGTTTGGTATGGGCGGCCTTCGGGTCGCCCGTTCCTCAGGAGGTTTATGATGGACGAGAAAAGAGTAGCTAAAGAACTGGTTAAGGTAGCAAAAGATATTGAGAATGCTGATGCTGCAATGGAGCGTAGGGCAGACGTTTATTCTATTATAGGTGATGTTTTTGCTCGTTACCTGGTTGGTGATAGGGATTATGCTATAAAGCAGTTGAAGACGCTATCAAAGAAGCCTTTTGAGGGCAATCTTACACCGTTGATTGATGATGGAAGATATCTGGAGTTGTTTTCAGACCTACAGACTGAATTGACGAGAGTTGTTAAGAAGCACTTGCCTGTTTAATGATGGAGATTGAGATGAATAAACAAAGAGTAGCAAGAGAATTGGTGACGGCAGCTAAAGAGATGACTGCTGGTACTTGGAGCTTGCCTCGGAGTCCTCTCCATGTGAAGTTGTTAGAATTGATGTATAAGAATATGAAGGGTGGCGAGGAGCCTACCGTAAAGAAGCCTGACCCGCATGATGCTATGTATTCTATTCTTGGTGATGATAGTTTGTTTAATGATTTTGATTCTGCTAAGAGGAAGTATTACAAAGAGTGTGCGAAGGCTATGAAGAAAAGGATTGGGGAGTTCGCGAAACAGGATGAAGAAGATTTCGGGGAACCGAAGGAGTATCAGAGCATAGTTGAACTTGCTAAAAAGATTTGAGGTTTGTTATGGCCAGATATAGTGATAAGGAATTAAGAGAGCTCTATAGGGAGCTTTATAGGTCAAGGGATAAAGGTATTAGTGGCCTGATTACAATTCTTAATAGTATCTGGCGTATAGATGATGTGAACTGGAAGGCTGTTAAGAAGGAGTTGATGAATCTTCCTTCGGGTAGGAAAGTAATTAAGAGGATGGAAGAACTTCCTTATTTCTATGAGATAGCTTCTGGTAAATATCAGGATGTGGTTAAGATGTTGAGTAGGGATGGTAAGAATGACTTATTTGACAAGTGGGAGCATTTTGGTCGTGCTGTTTTGGGCCCTGTTGAGGATGAGTGGGTAGGTTATCATATGATGAAGACAAAGATGGCTTCAGAACTTGTGAAGGTTGCGAAGGAACTTCTTGCTGAGAAGCCTATCATGTATGATACTACTGCTGAGACTTATTTTCTTAATAGGTATCAGAAAGAGCTTGGTAAACTTGTAGGGGATGACCGCCTTGAGGTATGGATGCAGGTTAAAGCGGCCAAGAAGGTTTATGACAAGAAGACTTTTGTGAATAAGCAGGATATCACTTATAAGTTGAAGGTGAATAGTTCTGCAAAGAATGAGAATGATATCATAACCGTGGTGGCGCAGGGTCCTGATGGCAGGAAGCAGACGAAGAAGATAGCGCCGTCTAATATACCGTTTATGATTGGATGATTTCCGGTATGGTGCCGGGGAAGAAAGCGGGCCATGAAGGTCTGGCAATATAACACAAGATGAAGGAGGATGGAAAATGAGTGAGAGTGAAAAGTTCATTCTGACAAGGAGGGAGTTGCACCTGGGTTACATAAAGGAGACTTTTGGTGCTGGAGCAGTCATAGAGCATGATAAGGCGAATAAAAGGCTTATTGTGGACGGGCGCAAGTTCGATGACACAAGAGACCTGGACATTCTAAAGAGGCAGGCAGAGAATAACCCGGAAGAACCGTGGATTCTGCCTTACTCGGAAGAGACCTTGGATGCTGTAAGGAATATGGACACCGAGAAGGTTTTGCCTGAGTCTAAGAAGGACCGTAAGGTTGGTGACATGGAGATTGTGAATTCTGATGAGGATTTGCAGGAGTCAATCGACATACGTGATACTCAGGTGTCTAAGAGGAATAACGAGGCCAAGGAAGAAGCCAGGGAGGCAGCCAAAAACCGTGAAAAGGATGGCAAGATGGAAGTCATCCGTGGTGATGAGGATGTCAGGGAGAGATTGGCCAGACTCGAGGGCAAGAATGACCTTAAGTCGATTGCTGAGAGGGCCAGGCTCAAGGAAAAGGTGACTATGGAGGTTGTCCAGGATGATGGTACTTGTAGTATAAGCGGTGGAAGTAAAGCTGCTGCTATGAATGCTGGTCAGCCACTTCCGAGTCGTGAGGCTGTTGAAGCCAAGACTGAGCAGGTAGAGGCCGAAAAAGAAGCCCGTAGGAAGGAAATAGAGGCCAACAGAGAGGCTAATGGTATAGAGAGTCCGAAAGTAGCCGATGAGGCTCCTGAGGGCGATTCTGGGGCTCCTGAGGGTAGTTCTGAGGCACCTCCAGTGCAGGGGATGGTTGCTGAGGAGACTGAGTCTGATATTGATGCTCAGATTGCTGCTTTGCAGGCTAAAAAGGCCGCGATGCAGGATGGTGTGGACAGGGTGCCTGTGACTGATGAAAAGACGGCAGATGCCGTTACAGGGCGGGAGTAGAGCCATGCTGTTCGGCTATGAATGCGAAAAGTGTGGGCAGTTTGACAGGGACTTCCCGATAGGCAAAGCGCCTCGGGAAGTAGCCTGTGACTGTGGGGAAACCGCTAAAAGGACGTATGATAACTGTAGTTTCATACTAAAAGGTGGTGGATGGCCAAGTAAGAAGGAGTCGTTCAATAAGGAAATGACCAAGAGGAATGAGGATGCCGGCAAGAGGATGAGGAAAGAACACGGTGACGGCCCTTTGAAAACTGTGGCTCATGACTATGGTAACGGTGACATAAGAGAGGTATGAGGAGGTGCGGGATGGGTGATGTAAAGTTATATAGGACATCTGACATATATTTCTCGGCCTATCTATGCTCTCTCGATTTTCCGTTGGAGACTGCTGAATCGCAGAAGACTCCAGATGGCGGGAAAAAGGTTGTCTTCGTTTTTAATATCCCGGAGGGGAAACTGGGGCAGATAAAGGCCTCATATTTCGGGGGGAACGGGACAGTCAAAGCGAGAAAGTTTATAGATAACTTGAGGTCGTTGAAGGCTATGTGCTTCACATAATGTCATGTAGGAGGTTGTAATGAAAAGAGGCGCCATTGCTGATAGAGTGGCGGTTTGTGTGCTTACTGCAAAGAAGCGGCCGGAAGATTTGTTTTCGGCCGTTTTCTTTGATGTCCGTCAGAAAATCAAGGGCATTAAAGACCAGTGGGAAAATGAGGCCTCTGACCACTTACATAAAACTTTGATAAAAGACCTAAAGAGTAAGGGGCTTTCAGTTCAGGGACTGAAAGTATCCCTGGGACAGTATAGAGGTTCAAGGTTTGTTACCTCTGCAAAGATGCAGGTTGCGAACATGGATGAGAAGAAGGCAAGTGAGCTTTTGAAGTATTTACAGTCCAGGTACAGCCCGAAGTATAAGTTGAAGGGTGTATCGGAGGATGGGGTTGCTAAGTTTAATGTGAGGTAGGTATGGACCAGGACAGAATAGCTGAGAAAATTGCTTCATATATCGAGGGTGAGACTTCTTTGGACGGTTTGAGTAAGAGGACTGCTGTAAATAGGGTTAATTCTTTGCTGTCTAAGTATTCCAAGGGTTTGTTTAAGGATGTTGGATGGGGAGCAGTTGATAGGCTTTGGAAGGTGATGGATAGTGCAGTAATAAACTGGGAACTTAAGGGTGCAAGATATATAAAAGATAGGGACACCGGAGAGCCGAATGCAAAGGAATGGAAGTTCGAAGTTTATTTTGATGATAAGAATGGAAGATTTAAAAAATTGCATGGTGTGATAATGGCTATGGCTGCGGGTTCTGTTAAAGACCCTTGGGATAGGTATGACCTAGCAGCGTATGTGAGCTAAGGAGAATGTTATGGACAGGATTGCCATGGAACTGGTTAAGGTCGCAAGAGACTTGGTTTCTGATAAGGTTTCTCTCGATGAGTTGAGGGGAGCGGTTCAGTTCAGTCCTAAGTATTCTGGTGGTAAGGATTTCTGGGTTAGTGACAATTTGGATGCTATTTTCGTAAGGGGCCCTCATAAGAGTGAGGATTTCAGGAGTATCAGGTGGCGTGACCGTGTGATGGAACTCAGGTTGAAGAATGCTCCTCAGGTCGTAGGGAATGCTTTTTCGAGGTCGAGGGGAAGTTATGGCAAGCTGGAGAAGTTGCTGGAGAAGACAGGGGCTTTCAGGATAAAGAGGATTGCCAGTGATAAGGTGGCTGTAAAGAGTGATTTTACGGTAATAAGGCCTTTACAGTTGAAGAAGGATGGGGCGACGAGGGATAGTCTGGAGAATGCCAGGAGAATAAAAGATGCTGGTTATGACCTTCTGGGTGGAACTTTCCAGTATGATAGAGGTAAAGCTGAGTGGACGACTAAGGCTTATTTCAAGAGAGCTGTCGATGGTTCTAAGGCGTCGCATGTATTTAAGGGATTTTCGTTTGGTTATGGCGGCCAGGGACCGCGCGGGATGATTGAATTTCTGGATATTTTTGAGTGGGGTCCGAGTGAGAAGAAGATAGTTACTCCGGGTTACTGGCCTGATGAAAAGGGAACTTTGAGATTGAGGGACTTGACATGAGGAATGATATCATAGCGAGAGAGTTGGTTTTGGCTGCTAAGGAGTTGAGTTCTGGTATGGGTCTGGGTAGTAAGAAGACTGATAACTATGAGAGAACTATTTCGGTATCTAAGGGTAAGGATTTTATAGAGGCGAGGATTCATTATTTGTCTTATGGAAATGAGCAGGATAAGGCAGAGGTAAAGGCAGATTTTAAGGATTTGGCAAAGTCTCTGAATGGTTTTGTGAAGAAGTGGGGTGGAGCTACATATGAGGTGGCTTCTGTGAAATTGGCTGATAACTGGCCGGATAGTTCTATTGGATTGATTAAGATTGGGATGAAGATGACGCCTGATGAGATGGTGAAGTTTATGAAGCGAGAGTTGGAGGATTAATCATGGCGGTATTCCCGGGAACAACGAAAGATGTCAAGCATGGGCAATACGGCTATAATACTGGGTGTAGATGTGATATTTGTCGTGATGCAAAGCGGGAGGTATCCAGAAAGAGGCGTGAGAGGTTGCAAGGTACAGAGCCGCCGGAGCATGGAACTTCTCAAAGCTATTCTGTGTATGGATGTCGGTGTGATGTGTGTGTGGAGGCTCGGAAGCAGAAAAGAGATGAGTATAAGGCTGGACTTAGGGGTAAGGAGCCTCCAGAACACGGATTGACTGGGTATTCGATTTATGGGTGCAGATGTGAGGTCTGCGTATTAGCTCGGAAAGAATCGGATATGAAGCGTCTTGATGACCCTAAAAATTATGAGGCGGAGAAAGAGAGATGCTGGAAGAAGTATGGTATCATTGGATTTACTTATTCCAACTATCGAACCATGTATAAGAAGCAGGATGGTAGGTGTGCAATTTGTAGCGAAAGGATAGAAATGAGAAGCCAGAACAAAGCTAAGGTGGCTAATGTTGACCATGACCATTCTACGGGGGCTGTTCGTGCTTTGTTGTGTAATGGATGTAATAGGATGATAGGTAATGGCAAGAATCCAGACATTCTACGTAAGGGGGCTGCATATCTTGAGTATTATGAGGGAGAAAAACTATGACTTTTCCAGGCACTTATATACCAACAGGAGTAGCAAGTTCGGCTAAGTTTAATCATTTGATTGATGACTTAATGACACCGAGGTTGATGTCTTTTAGGCAGATTTGCATACATGATGAGCCTTGTAACCTCAGTCCTGATGACCTGGTTACATGGGGAGTGACATATGGTAATTGGTTGTCTGATGCTCCTTTAAGAATAAGGAAGAATGGTGTTTTGGTGTCGTCTGCTACTGTTACGAATATAGATTATGATAATGGTACTTTTCAGGTTGGTGTTGTTGATACGGGTGCTGATACTAGGCCGAGGGATACAGTAGAGGCTGATTACTGGTTTGATTATTTCAGGGCGGAGATTTTGGAGGGGTTCTATACGGCTGCTGTGTCGATTATCAATACGACTGCATTTGGTCCTCCGACGGATTATACAGTAAATAGTGCTCCGACAAATTGGGAAGGTGTGATGACTGACCTGGCTTTTGCGATGTGTATGGAGAAATTGCTTTTGGATTATGACCTGTGGAGATACAGGCTGATATTTGCGATAGGGCCTAATGAGATTGATGGTGGCGGTGGTGATGTTGTTGGTCAGTTGGAGACATTGAAGAGCAATGCTGAGCAGAGGGCTGATAATGCTATGCAGAATGAGAAGTTCAAGACCGGTAATTATCTTGCTCCGCCGACAAGGTTCTATTTTGATGGAATTAGAGGTGGGGGCGGTAGTTCTGGAGCGCATGGTATTCCGTTTTTGACTGGAAGGCTTAGGGGATGGAAGCCTAATCAAGGACCTTATTAGAATTGGAGGTAGGAGATGTCGGAGTTTTCGTATAACTTTAAATTACAACTGAATAATGGAGACTTGACTGATAATGTCTCGAGTGGTGCTGTTGCAGCATCCCAGACAACTGCGAAGTTGGTAAGAAGTGTTCAGGAGATAGGGACTACTGAAGAGGCTTTGGGTCTTGGAGATGTAACGACGCCTGGTATCTCTATATTTGAAAATTTGGATGATACGAACTATTTGGAGATAGGAAGTAAGCCTGCTTCTACTTTTTATCCATTCTTGAAATTGAAGCCGGGAGAGAAGTGGATTGGCAGGCTTGCGATTGCTGCGCCTTATGCGAAGGCAAATTTAGCTGCTGTTGAGTTGGATTATAGGATATACGACGATTGAGGAGGTTTGTGATGAGAATGGATAAAATAGCAAAAGAGTTGGTATTTATTGCTAGAGAGTTGGAGTCAGGGAGTAGGAGTGCAAGAGTGAATCCTGCGGTAGAAAAGGCTTCAAAGAAGGCTATATCGAATTTTATAAAAAGTAATGTTGATATGGATGATTTATTAGGGGAAGTGGTAGATGTGGTTGAGGATATGGATACCGGTGGCAAGGACCCTAATGATGTTGCGTGGGATATTATAGACGGGTTTACGGCTCATTTAAAAAGGTATGGAATATCTGTATAGGAGGTTTGTGATGAGAATGGACAAGATGGCGAATAGTGTGGCAAGGAAGGTTTTAGCGGAGTCTGGTAAGAAGAAGGAGTATCAGGAGTACTTCCAGAAGAAGCTGGACAAGTGGAATGTTGATAGTCCTGATAAGATTCCGGATGATAAGAAGGATGAATTCTTCGAGGAAGTTGATAAGGGTTGGGACGGAGAGAAGGAATAGCATGGATATATCCAGGGAGATTGCTGAGATAGGGAGTCTGATAACCTCTGCGGCTTTGATAATGGCCGTGAGGAAGGAAGTGTCGAAGTGTGTCGAGTCAGGATTTGTGGTGACTGATGGCAGGCATGTTGAGGGTGGCAGTGGATATGATGTGGTGGTTGAGGCTTCAAGTGACTTGAAGGGTGTGGCCAGAAGGATACGAAGTAGTGTACAGAATGTTGATGTTGAGAAAATAGCCGAAGGCGTGTTGGGCGTTAGGACGGCTAGAAGGGGTTCAAGAAATGGCTGATATTAGTCCTACAACTGGAGAGCAATATAACCGAGTGGCTCATATGAGAGATATGGGTCGTCGTAGTGCTTTGAATCTTGTCGGTAGGAGATTTGGTCGTCTTGTCGTGTTGAGTCGTGCGGGAACTAAATATCGAAAGTCAGTATGGAAGTGTCGTTGTGATTGTGGAAGTGAGAAAGATATATTGGGGCAGTCCTTAGTTCGAGGTAGTACATCTTCATGTGGTTGTTTACATAAAGAGATTTGGCATGGGATTATATATAATCCAGACATTACAGATGAAGATAGAGAGCTTGCTGTAAATCGTGATTTAGACCCAAGAAATGCAGAGTGGCGTAGAAATGTGTATGAAAGAGATGGTTATATGTGTCGGGTGTGTGGAGATGACCGTGGTGGTAATCTTGTAGCTCATCATAAGGATGCTTACCATTGGTGTAAACAGGGTAGGTATGATGTTGATAATGGTGTGACGGCTTGTGAAACGTGTCATAATGAGTTCCATCGTTTATATGGGAAAGAGGGGAATACTAAGAAGCAATGGGATGAGTATTGTTCAAAAAATAGGAGACATAAGCCTTTGAGGATTGTTAAAAAGAAGGTGGATATATCAGGTCTAACTTTTGGTTATTTTACAGTATTAAGGCGTGAGGGTTCTACCAAGGATGGCCATGCTAGTTTTATGTGTAGGTGTATTTGTGGAATTGAAAAGAAGGTTGTAGGAACTAAGTTAAGGCGGGGTGAGGTAAAGTCATGTGGTTGTATGAAGGGAAATCTTATAAGTTCGTCTAAAAGGAGGGTAGCATAATGGCAGATATATCTCCTACTACTTCTGAGGAATTTTATTCAGGTTCATGGACTGATATCCAGGATGTGCTGAGAGTTATGCAGATAGGTGAGGGTAAGATGGCCAAGGTAAATCAGCCTATGGTTAATAGGTTTCAGGAGACTGTTGACCGTGAGGTAGATGCCATACTTGAGGACGTATATCATACACCGATGAGGGGAATGAATGCGGTTCAGCCTGATGGGAACACTAAGAGGGTTTTCCCGGGAGATTTAAGAAGGTATTCCAGGTATTGGACTGCTGCTCTTCTTATGTTGACTGAATTCCAGCAGCTGGAGCAGAATATGACCGACCAGATGCAGACTCATATTGATGATTCAAGGAGGTCTGTTTTTGCGATGAAGCGTTTTAGTCATAGGATACCGGGGCAGAAGAGAAAGAGTCATTATAGTCATACAATGCCTCCAAATATGCAGCCTCCGGCAATACCTGAACCTGATTTCTAGGAGGTTGAGATGAAGAGGGTAGCTGAAGAACTTCTAATCCTGGCCAAGGAATTGGCTGTAGACCTGTCACTTACTTTTAAGAGAGAAAGTGATTCTGATTCTTCTACATATAATAATGTCCACTTTGAGATTCAGAGGATGGCAGACAGAATCAGGAAGAATGAGGGGGTAGAGGTATATACAACTCGGAAAGATACCAAGGATAAGATGGAGATTGGTGTAGGTTTTTCTGACCATGAGGCCAAGGAAGCGATAGTCAAGGAGTTTGAAAAGTTGGCTGTGAAGTTGGCTAAAAGGAATGATTTGGAGTCGGTAGGGGTCAGGTATTACTAATGTATACAAATCCATCCAAAAAGAAGCCTTTAATAGGACGTAGAGTGGGAATGTTGAAAATACTATCGAGACAGAAGAGTGGAAAGTATTTATGTAAGTGTGATTGTGGGGAAGAAATTGAGACATGGCATAGTAATCTGATTCAGGGTCGTAAAAAGCATTGTGGATGCTCTAAATATGCTGATAGAGATATTAAAGGACAGAAATTTGGAAGATTATTAGTAATTGGAAAGTTTAATGGAAGTTTTGAAAAGTGGGTTTGTGAATGTGAATGTGGTAGTGAGAAGATTGTTTTTAGGAGTTATTTGATAAGTGGGCATACAAGGTCTTGTGGTTGTTTGCAAATAGAAAAGGTAAGAGAGACGGGGCTTGCAAATAAGTTCTTGACTGATGAGGAGAGGGAGTATAACAGGGAGAGGTTTAGAACTGATGTAAGATATAAGAAATGGAGACAGGATATCTATAAGAGGGATGATTTTACTTGTCAGATTTGTGGTGATAGGGGAGTTAAATTAGTGGCTCATCATAGAGATTGTTGGGCTGATTTTCCAGAGAAGAGGTTTGATTTAGATAATGGTGTGACTTTATGTTATGATTGTCATAAAGGACTTCATATGAAATTTGGGAAGAAAACAAGAAAGGCTGATTGGCCTGTAGCTGCATAGAGGTGTGTTATTTATACAAATCCAAGTAATATAATTAAGACTTTGATTGCCCTGTTGGAGAGGAACAACCTGGGTATAAATAGGGTTGTGGCTGAGTATGAGGGTGAGGATACTGCTCTTAATGTCTTTGAGGGGCTAAGGCGTGTGCTCCCGATAGGTGCATATCCGTCTTTTGAGATAGAGCCGGGGTCAGGGGCTAACAGGTGGGCAACTACCAGGGCGCAGAGGCCGAGGTATGACTTTCAGTGTATGCTGACAGTGACCAATGATAATGAGAAATATGGGGTTGAATATGTGTCGACGCTGGCAACGGCATTGACTGAGATAATGACAAGCCCTGAGAATCTTCAGTTGAGGATTTTGAATGAGACGAGATGGGACCCAACAGGAGGATTGTCGGATACATATATGCTGGATAGTCTGGTGGAGAATGTGTCTTATAATGCTGTGAAGTCCGGTACTATGAGGGTGGCGGAGTTTTCATGGTTTGTGGAAATTAACGAGCCATTTCCGGAAAGTAAGTGGCAGGTGGGTGGTGCTTTGACGCCTACAATACTCAGACCGGCTGTTGTTGAATAATATTTTTTTGATAAAAAGCCATTGTTATGGAGAGAGAGTGATGTCAAAACGGAACAGCGAGATTGTTAATGAGGCCTTTGACAGGGTGGTTAGGGCTGGTAGAGTGCCTTATAAAGCCAATAAGCAGGCCATGAGGGCTCTTGATATAGAGGATAATGGTGTTAAGGGTGACAAGGAGCTGAAGAAGATTTTGATTTCTATGGGCGTTTTTATTAAGGAGATGGAGGGTTTGACCAATGTCGCGGATGCGGTTGTCAGAAGAGTCTCTGCCGGTGTACGTTGACATGAAGCCGGTCAGGCGGATGGGAGAAGTGGTCAAGAATTTGGCTGTGATTAAGAAAGCAACGGCTGAATTGGCTGCGATAGAGATGCAGCTTGAGTCCTCTGGAGAGGTGACGGTAGAGGATTTGAACCTGGCGAAGAAGGAAATGGCAAAATTTGCGAAAATAATTGCAAAAAATGCTAAGTCTGGTGCTGGGAAGTTGAAAGTTTTGAAAAAGGATATTTTGGCTTATAGGAAGGAGCTGTTGAATGCCATTGGTTGATACAGCGACACTGTTGAGGGTGGCTGATAGAGCAGCTTACCAGTATGGACAGTTGAAGACGGTTTTCGGGGCAATAAGCCAAGAGGGATTGGGTTATTACTTTGATACTGTGACGGCGACGGATGACCCGGATGTTGAGATTCCGACTGAGCCGGTGTACGAAGAGGTCGATGATGATTTAGAGCCGGGATTCGCGGCTAAGTATGGGACAAGGTTGCCTGGGGTAATAGGTGGCATGGATGCTCATTTTGTAAGAAGAGACGCGAACGGTAATTATTTACAAGTTGGAGGATGGGACGGATATTTGTATGACAATGACGTGAGGGTGAGCCAATATTTTGGTGAGCTGTATTTCGCGGTTATTGGTAGGTATATGCATGCCGTCAATGTGTTCTCTGAAGGGGACGACGAGTTCGCAGAGCTCGAGGTCGTATCAGGACCGTCGGTACAGTTTACTGATGGGATAAATTACGGCAACGGTGCTGTGACGAATCCGGCGGATGGCAGTAATTTTGCTGCTACCCAGTTGAAGGTTGAGGTAGTAACGATGGGCGGTACTGACCTGGACTTGAGGTTGTCGGTTAAGGATGTTAATGACAATCCTACGACGATTGATGTGACGGTACCTGGAGGGTCGGCCCCGGGAGCTGTTGTGAATGTTGGTGGAACTTCTGACAGGTTCCTGGACGTGATAGGAGCCGGGTTTGTACCGGCAGGGTCGACAGGTACCGTTGGAGATACGGTTAAAGTGAAGAACCTCAAGGAGAGGCAGATTCAGTTGTAATGGGCAAGCAAGTAAGATAGGAGGAAATAGTCATGGGAATGGGATATCAAGGATTCGTGAAGTTCTACGTTGCAGGTCCGGCCACGACTCCGCAGGTAGTTTTGGCTACCGGTTCGAGCGTGAACCTGGTTCTGGAGCCGATTTACTCCAGTGCTGTATGGGGCGCTGGCTGGTATAATGCGGCGAGTGCGGCTCACTATGCTGACAACGCAATCAGATATGAAGGTTCGATTGATTTCGAGCTTCAGATGGGTGCAAGTAATCAGCTGTGGGACCTGATGGAGGACTGGATTATCACTAACAGAGCGTACCCGAAGTCTGTGGACATCTCGCCTGACGGCGCAAGGGTGTACCAGTACAGGACGACAGGCGCTTATGGGGCAAACTACGACCTGAACGGAATGTGGAATACTTCCGCAGGCTTCTCTACTTCAGAGGGGTCATTCGTTACGGTTTCTGCTGGAGCGATAGCTCTGGACAGGAGTGAGGTTGACCCGGCTGGTGGTACTGATTATTCAAATTATAGCTACATCAACCAGAAGCTCGGTGTTATTGCTAGCGATTGTACGGTTCTGGCGGACACTAATCCGTTGAACCCGAGCGGTAATAACGTTGACCCGATTCCTTTCTGGAGGACGAATGCTCAGCTGTTGACGGGTACTTACAGTGCTCCGTTTACTGGTGGTGCGGTCCCTCAGGTTGGTCTTGAGACTGTTGAGTGGAATGTTGATGTAACGCAGAACCACGTACTGCTTTACACATGTAATGGTAACAGGCTTCCTACAGCCCTGCTTCAGGGTCCGATGGATGTTACCGGTACTGTAGTTCTTTACAATGAGCAGGGTGTATTTGACCCGATTCTGGGTCCGGCTGGCACAGGTACGCTGACAAGTCCGTACATGTACGCTGAAAACACCTGGTTCAGGGTTGCTATCAATAACGGAAGTAACGATGTCTTCATCGAACTGCCGGCTGTTGTGGTAGAGAGTGATGATTACGGTATTACTGGAGCAGATGCGGTTACAAACAGGTCCTTCTCCGTTAAGGGTCTTGGTGGTAGGTGTTCGGGAACGACCACATTGCCTCCGTGTATTATATCTGACGGTAGTGGAGCATTTGTTACTCCGTAACCTCTAAGGGAGGTGGAGTATGGCTCTCGGATACGAAGGTCATGTAAAGTTGGGAAGTACTTACGTCCTTGGGACTGGAACATCAGTCCCGAGGAATCGTAATAAGGTTGAGGCTTCTTCTGCTTACGGTGGTAGGATAAATGCTCCGTCGAGTGAGATAGGAATAGGGCTGCCCAGAGCTTATGATTGGGAAATTTGGGATGGCTCTATAAATTTCGATATCACTCAGGACATCTTCACTGATGAGTTGAAGAGTTGGCCTTTTGACAGGCAGAGTGCTAAGGAAGTATTCTTCGCTCCAAGGGGGGCTGGTGAGCAGCAGTTTTTAAACAGCTTCTTCACCTCTATAAGTCTTTCTGCGAGTGATGGTGGTTTATGTGAAGGCTCTTTGAGTTTTGTGGCTTTGGAGCGGGACTCGTATGTATACGGGGACAAGTACATAGACAATGATGAGGGTGAGGGGCTTTTATGCCCGAGCGGTACGTTTCCTCCACCGCTTAATCCGAGTCCGGATTTTAACCAAAATCCAGTGCCATTTTGGAATACTAGGGTGACGCTTGAAGGTGCTGAGTACGAGTTTATTACATGGTCGCTTGAGTTTTCACAGGAGGTGGTGAAGTTCTTTGCTTGCGAGAATTCAGCCACTCCTGCGGAACCGAGATATCTGGCTGTTGGGCCGATGACGATAAATTTGACGGGCTCATACATGGCGGACTTCCTGGCAACTCCAGAGTTTCCAGGTGATTCGCTGACTGATGCTATAATATATATAGGGGATGATGGATTTAAGTTGACTGACCTCGAGGCGACGACCGAGAGTGATGATGTACAGACGGCGGAGACGCTGGTACCGTTAAATATAGACTATACGGCTTATGGTATTGAGTTGGTAGCATTTGGCGGGTAGTTCGGGACAGTGTCCTGGTAATATGATGGAGAGATAATATGGACGATTGAAGCGTAGATTGTATAGTACCATAGGGGTGCTGTGTATCAATCTGCGCTTTTTTATTGGAGGTGAGTTATGGCGGTTGTACAACCGAGAGATGATAAAAAAGACAGGAAGCCCGCGAAGACAGAACCGAGGGTGGATGAGAGAATTATGGAACCAGGGGAGTATGAGATTACACCTGATATCACATTTGATGTTGATGTGTATATACAGAAGAGTGGAACCAGGTGGGTAGTTGTAGAGGGGAAAGGAAAAGGTGTTGTTCATCATAAGATTGTGTTCAGGATGTGGAATTACGATGAGATGGTGGAAATGAGAAAGATGTGTACTTCTTATGATGCCAACAAGAGGATGCATATGATTGATAATGATGCTCTGAATAGGTTGAAGATTCAGAAGCTGATGATATCGTGGACTTTTGGGGATGAAAACCCGAGGTTGAAGCTGCATAGATTACAAGGTGTTTTAACAGATGAGTCATGGAATGCTTTTAAGAAGTTGCAGCCGAATATAATAACGAACATATTTGATAAGGCTAATAGAGTCTATGAGTTTAACGGCTGAAGAGATTGCTCGGCGTGAGTGCGAGGCGATGAATGACCCTGATAAGGTGACTGTCAGGGTGGGTTTATTGTCATGGAATGGCATGAAGATGCCTTTAGACCCGGAGGATGAGAGGTCTGAAGGAATTGTTAAGGCGTTGTTCAAGAAGATGACTGTGGGGGATAATAGGGTCATAGAGGATGCTGTATCATACACCGAAGAGAGGCCTGATGGCAAAGAGCATAGGTTGACGGATGTGACAGAGTATAGAAGACTCATGATGAAAAGGAATCTTATCTCCTGGGACTTGTGTGAGGTTGAGAGGGAGTTCGGTTGGATGACGCCGGAGTGTTATGAGAAGGTGGCTAAGATGCCGGCACCACTTGTAGAGGCCATTCTGGATAGGTATGAGGCTACAATGGTGATAACGAAAGATGAGGAGAGGCTTATAGACAGGCAGGCGGCTATATTGTTTGGGAAGAATAGTAGGGGTGTTGCTGATGCTTGTGAAGCGGTAAGACAGTATTGTAAGTTGGGTAGTTTCTGGGAGAAGTTCGGGCTTAGGGAAGAGCAGATAGAGAGTATGGAGTATAAGGACTTCTTGAGATTGAAGATAATGTCGGCAAAGGAGATGGATTCTCAGAGAGCATCGTCTTCTCCTGGTAAAAAGCCGGTTACGAAGATAGCTGGTCCTGGTGGCAGGGTTAGACAGAGTAGGGGTGTGGTTGTAGGAAGGGATTGATATGGCAACTGATATTACAAAAACATTAGGTTATGGCGGTTCTGCTGAGGTGGATGGAGTCCAGCTTCTGATATCGACTGGTGGGTTTGATGATGCTGTATCTCCGTCTTATATAAATGCTTATGATATAGACCCTTCTGAGAGCCCGAGGAGTAGGATGCTCCATGCTGATGGTACTGTTTCGTATTCGGGGAGTGTGGGTTTTGATGTAACTCAGGCTGCTTTGGCTATTTTGTCGACTACTAGGTTGCTGAAGAGGTATTATAAATTTAATGTGGGTATCAATGATGGTGATGACGCTTATCTTATGCAGGATTGCTATGTGACATCTTTGTCGATGCAGGGCGCTCCGGGTGGGTTGATAACTGCTCAGTTGTCTGTTGCTGCTGCTGGAAAACAGGCCATTGGAGCTGTTGTAAATAACTACATATTGAGGGATGCTTCTCATCAGCCATATGGGTATTGGTATTCGGGTAATACTGATGTGAGGGATTGGACTCTATCAATGGCACAGGATGTACAGCCGGTGTATTCCAATGAGGCGAGTGGGAGTGACCCGCAGGAGCCAAGATATATGAAGATTGGTTTGGTGACCTATTCATTGCAGGTTACGACTTATGATGCTGTACAGCCTCATGATACAATAGGGGTAGCAACATCGTCATTTACTTTGCAGGGAGAGACGAATGCTGAGGGATATACTTTTAACGGGATTACGGATTTGGGGATGTATAGTCATACGTTCGAGTCCTCGAGTGATGCTACTGTCGGCTCGCAGGACCCGGTAATAACATAGGAGATGATAAGATGAATGAGAATGAGGTATCAGAGAAGACGTTGGAAGGTATGGATGAGGCGGCTAAGAACTTGGAGGAGGGTAAAGTTTCGGAGCCGATTGATGAAAAGTTGGATATTCATACTAAAGGTGAGGGGTCTGATGAGGAAAAACCCGAGGAAAAGTCTGAGGAGAAGCCTGAGACAAAGACTGAGGATACAGATGACCTTGCCAGGGCCGGACAGAAGGAAGTGGCTGAGAATGCTGATATAATGGCAATAGAGAAGGAAAAAGCAGAGGAATCAGAGGGAGAGAATAAATTCCCGTCATTCTTTGTTGAGTCCAAGGATAGACACAAGGTAGAGGTGGATATCCTGGCTTCTAAAAGTGATGGTAGAATAGTGAGTATATCCAGACTGGGTCTTGGAGTTAATTTTAAGCAGTTTGATTACTTACATCACTCAATAGAGAGTTTTGAGTTTTCTGTTCCTACGTATGATGAGTTGTCTACTTATAGGCAGAGGTCATCAGCGTTTAAGAATGAAGTTCAACAGATGGTAGTTGATAGAGTGCAACTGAGGAATTTTTTCTTGGTATGGCACTTGAAAGACTGGAGTTTGAAGGATAGGGATGGGAATAAGGTTGAGTTGAATTGCGACGAGGATGGGTCGCTTACTGATGAGTCAGTAAAGAGTGTTTATTCAGTACAGCCAACGTTGGTTGATATAATCATGACGTTGTTTGAGAAGGATATTCTTCTGACATAGTAGGAGGGTTGAGAGATGCCTTTTGAGTTTGATGATGTATCAAAGAAAGTAGCTGATGGTTCCGCATCAGTCAAGGATAGTCTGGACGCGCTGACTGGTGCAGCGCAGAAGGCTGACCAGGCACATGAAAAACTGTCTGATACTCAGAAGGCATCTATCTCTATATCAAATCAGTATGCCAAGGCTATAGATGTACAGGCTAAATCGTCGATGAAACTGGCGAAGGCCAGTGTGGCTTCAGTGAAGGCTATGTCTGGGATTAGTAGTATATCAAAGTCGGCTGCTGGTGCTCTTGTTGATGTTTCTGCTGGTGCTGATAAGGCTTCTTATTCTATGAGTACCATGCAGGCACCGGTTAAGGTTGCATCTTCTGTGGAGAAGGTTGCGACTGCGATGGATGAGGTGGCGGATAGTAGTGGCGAGATGTCAAGAGAAGCTGCTAAGGCAAGTCGTGTTCTTGACTCTATTGCTGATAAATCAGATGACCTGGAAGAGAGTATTGGTGGTCTTGCAAGTGTTACTGACCTTGCTAAGGCGGAATTCAGAAAGGGTCGTGAAGAGGCTGAAGGATTTGCAAAGGGTCTTGGAGCAACAAATGGTGTGATGATAGGGGCTGGTGTTGCTGCTTTCTATTTGGCTCAGAAGGTTTCTGACTTGGTAGAACAGTTTGGCGGGGCTGCTGTAGAGTTGGCGAAGTATAATGTTCAGGCCAAAGAGTTCGCTAAGACTACTGTTGGTATTGATACAAAGGGGTTGGAGAATCTAAGGGGTGAGTTGGGTCTTACCAGAGACCAAGCTACGCAGTTCTATGATGTGTTGAGGAAGGGTTCGGTTAGTGGTGTAACATCAGTTTCAGAACTTTCGGCAGCAGCTAAAGGATTGCAGGAGGCTTTTGGAGGAGACCCTACTGAAAGGTTGAGGGAATATGTAGAGCTCCTGGAAATGATACCGACTCTGGAGACAGACCTTGAAATAAATGTCACTGGGACTGACCAGGTTGATTCGCTATTTGCATTGGCGAAGGCTGGGAAGATTCAAACTGTGATAGAGTTGCAACAGGCTGGTTTAGCTGGGGGAGTGGGGGTTTCACCAGCAAGTGCGAAGGATGTGAAATTACTTAATGAGGCACAAAGGGCAGCAAAGACTCAGGAGGATATAAAGGATTTCTTGTTGAGTAAGTTGTTCCCTGCTGTGGGTCCTCGGTTGAATGTAATTGCCAAGGCTACTCTTGGTGGTGTTGCTGCGATGGGTGGGATTGCTGTTGGTGTAGGAGCTTTGTCTGTATTTTTCAACAGGGGTGCCAGGAAACAGGTTGCTGCAACAAAGAGAGTTGAAAAGGCGATATATGCCACTTCAGGAGGAGGAAGTGGTAATAGTCCTATTGATAAGAAGCTGGATAAGATTTCTAAGGGGATGTTCAGTAATATTAAGAAGGGCTTCAATCAGGGGTTTGGAAGAATAAAAGGTCAGTTTAAGTTGGGTCAGTTCCGTGGAGGTGGTGGAGCAAGAGGAGTTGGAGCTGGTTTAAAAGAAGTTGCCAGAGGTGGGGGAGTTAAATATATGGCTAAGCAGGTCATGGGACCTGTGAAGACTGGTATGAAGTCCTTGAATACGAGTGTGCTTAAGAATGTGAAGAGTCTTAAACTCATGAGTACGGGAATATGGTCTACATTACCCAAGATTGCGAAGCTCGGGACTATAGGTGCTGTTGTTGGTCTTGCTTTTACTGCTGCTGGTAAGGTTGCTGATTTCCTTGGTGGTAAGATGGAGGAAGGGGGGAATATAATAGGTGGTTCTATATCAAAGATGCAAGGAGCTTTACTTGGTGCTACCGGAACAATAGTATCATTTGCTGCTACAGGAGCGTTAATAGCGAGTATGGGAGGTCCAATAAGTGCTGCTGCTGGGGCAGTCGTCGGTGCTCTAGTAGGAGTGGGTGTTGCTGCTACTAAGACTTTCGAAGATTTTGGTGCAGCAATGGAGAATTTTGGTAATGCATTGATGAATAATGAGGATATAGCCCTTGAGAATAGCAAGTCAGTCAAGAAATTTAGTGATAATGTAGATGGTATTGGAGGAGCAATTGCAAGTACTGGTGCTGCTTTGAAGGGGTATGGACAGGCTCTTAGGAAGACTACGGCTGATAATACTAAGTTTATAGTGAGGTTCTGGAGAGACTTGGGTAGAAGTATTGGAGATGCAACGTCTAACTTCTTTAAGAGTGCCATCCTGACAGGAGAATATATAGAAGCTACTCAGGATGCCAAGAATGCTCAGAGAAATCTGACTGATACTATCAAAGATACTTTGAAGGTTCAGACTGGTTATAATGATGTTTTGGCTAAATCTCAGAAAAGGTCTCAGGATTCTCTTCTTGCTTTCCAGAAGGCTTTGAAGGGTAATGAGGCTGCTGCAAATTCAGCGAAGGTTCAGCTTAGTGAGCTGAGGCGTGAGGTGGCTGGGCTTGACTTGGGAATGCTTAGTGAATTTGGAGGTTCAATAGGACAATTTTCTGATGCTATTGATGATGCTGTTGATGCCACATCTAGGAGGTTTGAGGTTCTTAATGATGAATTGGTAAAGAGGCGTTCTACAATAGCTAAGGATGCTAAGTTGACAGCTGAACAGAGAAGAGCGTCATTGGATGATTTAAAGAAGGCTGAACTTGAGGCGACTAGAACATTTGTGGAAGGCATGAGTGAGTTGATATCTGGGCTCTTAAATACTCCTGAGATTATTAAATCAGGATTGGAGGCACAGATAGCGAGGCAGAGAATTGATTTTGGAGCTGAAGCACTTGGTGTCGATGAGTTTGTGGATGGAATAAATGATGAGTTAGATAGTGTTTCAGGGTCGATAGAGTCTACTCTTACGCAGTTTAAAGATATTGAGGATGCCACGAAGATGAGGAAGAAAGGCCTTGAAGAGGCTGCTGATAAGGCTAGGACTGAGTTTAAGGATGCCTTTAAGGACCTTCCAAAAGAGGTCAGAACAAAGATAACAGCGAGTTTGGATATAGGAGAGCAGGATATAGGAAGTATAACGATGAAGCAGGCTAGTGAGGCTGTAAATTCGTTGAGGGGCGAATCTGAAACATTACAGGCTAATATAGATAAATTAACAGAGAGCTTGCCGGCTGGAGAGTTTAAAGATTTTGCAGCAGCATTACAGCAAAGTGCTACTGAGTCAGAAAGAGTAGAGCGCGACCTGAAGAAGGCGAAGAAGAAGCAGGCTAAGTTGGCTAAGAGTTCGAAGGCAAGTGTGGAAGAGGTAGCTGAGGCTGATAAGAAGATTTCTGACTTACAGGAGAGGCAGAGAGAAGTACTTGACCAGAGGCAGGGTATTCAGGATGAACTCAAGAAGTCTTATAAGGCTTTGGGTGTAGGAGAGAAAGAGGCCAAGATACTTATGCTGTCTATGACTGCGAGTACCAAAGAACAGAGAAAGGCTCTGTTGGGTCAGAAGGATAGTGCAGTTGCGGTGAATGAGATTGTAAAGAAGATACCTGGTTTGGAAGAGGAATCTAAAAAGGCAATTTTGGAGAGAATGAAATTGCTTGAGAAGCAGGAACAAATATCTTCAGCTACGGCTAGCTTGGAAATGGCTGCTACAGAGGCTCAGAATGTATTAGTAAAAGAAGCACAAGAACGTGCTGATAATGAGGGTAATTTGCTGACAAAGTTTGGT